CCTGTGCAGCTAGACTGCCCCTGTGCAGCTAGACTGCCCCTGTGCAGCTAGACTGCCCCTGTGCTCCCTCGCTTCGCTTCGGTCGCACACCAAATTTCCGTTTACAAACAAATTAATTTTCATCTAACTCACGTATTAAGTCATTAACATATTTTACACATGAATCCAACTCGTCATATCCGTCCAAAATCATAGCACCCACAGTGATATGAAGTTTGTCTATCACTTCTTTTTTGAACAGCACGGCATTCGCCTTGCTTGTATCAGACTTTTCTATTACCGTTATTGCGGAATCAATCATCCTAGTTACTTCGGATGGCGGCATCATAGGGATATCAGCACCTTTCCGCCAAGACTGATATTCTCTCATTTTTTTAATAAGTTCTTTTTTTCTCATGACAAGTCAGATATAGACTTTTTAACCTCATTAAATGACTTATCCGGACAATATGAAATTACACCATTGTTTTTACCATAAACATACAGGCTTCCTTCCATAAAAAGATTGCCGTAATTATCTTGTTTGAAATAGACCTTGTTTATCTTTTCCACAAACTTTCTATTTCTCCATTCTCTGTACATTTTGAACAAATTTTTCATATATCTAGTGTTTAACTGACTATACATTCCTAATAAATAATGGGTGGTTATAGCATAAATGAAAAGGACTATACCACCCCTACCCCTTTTAAATTATGAAAAGATTTAAAATACAAACAACAGTCATAAAATGTTGTTTTAAGGATCTTCGACGGTGACAAAATCACCACAAATATAATAATTATTGCGAATTAAGCCAAAATTAAACAACAATCTCCCAATCATCGGCAAACACATCGCTAATAGACGGAACCCATGAATCAGCGCGTCCGGTGTTCTCGTTGTAAATAAGACACTGGCTTGTATAGTCAATGAAACCTTTGCCTTTCATAATAAGGTCTTTTGCTGATTGCGGAAGAGATTGCATCTTGGGGATAACATCACTCTCTATACGAGCCGGAACCTGTTTAAATACCATTAATGATTTCCCGTTCCACCCACTTCTACGAATTGGATAACCTGCTTTGAGAGCCATAATAGCCATACCAAAGTTCATCTTTATTACTTTTGCACCATCAGAACCTTGCATACGCTGTATGCAAGTATCAAGAAGCCGTATATAGTCGAACATAGTACAACACTGCATTTCCAGTAAACACTTGTTGTACATATCATTAACTACTTCATCCATTTTCCCTGAATCTATGAAAGCGGCTAACTTTACATATCTTCCATTGAGTTCTTCGGCTTCTATCTGCATACGGTCAACTGTTGTTTCGGCAATATTATACGCCTTTTCAAACGTATCTTTAGGACTCCAGCTTTCGTATCCATCTTCATAACGAACATGATAACCCTCATCATCGAAATTTTCCGTTGACGGTTTTTCTCTAAGAAGATGTTTTCCCCACGCAACACCTCTTGTCATAGGTTCAGCTTCAATCTGTTTTGTTCCAATGTACTTTTTCATTTCAATATGATTTAATTATATATATTATGAGTTATTCTTTTTGCGAATTAAGCATTAAGATAAAAGTTCCTCTTAATGCTGTTGGTGTCATCATTAGAAGTGATGGCACTCAAATTGAAATGAATTGATTTTATCTGTGGTGTCCGATTGTATATCAGTGCCTAAAATCGGATGGAGGAAAACCCGAAATATGGCAAAAAAGATAAACCTCCATCCGCAAACAAAAACAAGAATTTAATCAATACAGGCAAAAACCACACATTTCTGATAGCATTGCAATACTAAAAGGGCAAATCATCCCGTCTTTCAGGCTGGACAGGTGCAGGTGATGGAGCTTGTGCTGGTTGCGGCATATCTATCTTAAAGCACCCAACTTCATTGTAATATTTACCCTGGTATTCTCTTGCTCTGATTTCAAGATGGGCAGTAATAGTATCACCCTCTTTCAATTGAAGATCACACAGGGTGCCCATTACATAGAAATACACCTCTTTGGAATACATGGAACCAATTTCCTCAACGAGATAATTTCTCTTCTGCCAAGGATTACCTGCCTTACTTGTACCAGCCTGTAACTGACCTACTTTCTTTACTTTACAATTTAATACTAAATCCATTTTTTTATTTTTTATATTTTTCTTCTTTAATCCGATCCAATTCTCTCATTGCGGACAGCCTTCTTTTGTGAGCGTCCACCCTTATCCAGAAAACCTTCCAGCTAACTTCCTTACCATTAGTGGTGTTCTCTTTAAGTATCTTGCCACATTTAAAAATCTCGTTGACAAGATAATCATACCGTTCTTTATCATAGCAATATCTCATGCGACAAAAGTAATATTAAAAAATAAACTAACACAGAAAACAATACTAAAAATAGTTAACTAAATGGTTAATTCTTCCTCTTCCTCTTTCGACAATGCTTCCACGTCACCATCTTCACCTTTAGGGAAATACAGTTCGTCAAGATAATCACTTGCTTCACTCTTATCAGTAAAACTCTTTATAACACTTCCCCGTTTGCTAACGACACGGTAACTAATATTATCCTCTGCTACAACTTTGTAACAATTTAAATCATCCACATCTACAACATCGGGAGCATTATCATCAATACGCATCATGCTCAATATATGAGAATACTCGTTCACCTTCACCGTACAGGAAAAAACATTAGGAACTGGTTCTATTATCAATCCGGCATTTATCAATGAATCAAAAACAGAACGCCTGGGCTTATATTTCAGTTGCCTCCTTATAAACTTCAACGTTATCATATTATCTCCCCTCTGTGCGGATAATACGCACAAACGTAATACCCGTAACGCATCAATACTACATAGAGGTGAAAGGTACTTGTACAACTGGACAGGAGTAAATTTATGGTAATAATCAAATACTCCCTCTTCCTCTATTTCCCTTACACGCCTTTCCCTTTCTTTATTTCTTACCGTTAAATTAGTAGTTTTCCTTACAGACATAGACTACCCTTTCCATGTATCGTTTTCCTTTATCCATTTACGTTCATCATCACTAAGATCACCTGTTGATTCACGATGATATACACACTTGTTGCATAACCCTGCCTTGGCACGGACACACTTGTCGCAATCGTATGGGAAAAACGCTATGGTGGTCTTGTCATAGAAATCCTCACTAGCATCATCGTCAGAAAGCCATCCTTTGAACTTTGCAAGCATATCAAGCGCACCTTTCACATCCTTAAAATCAGCAGTGTCTATATCAGAACGCTTTAGGAAACTTTCTATAAGGCTTATCGCATCTTCAAATTCAAGGTTATCCTTGTTTATCAAAGTCTTTGTCTTTTCCTTATTCTCACCTTCCAACACACGCCTCATGGATGGTGTCACATAATCGGAAGCAAGCATGGAAGATTTGGCATAATTGACAATCTGTGTTATTCTTGGAGAGTTCACCCATTGCTTGGCTTTCATAAGCAAAGAACGCTCTGACATACCCTCGTCAACAACGTGTGTAGCCTTGTAAAACAAGACAGGATTCGTATCTATGACATAAGCGGACGCAGCCCATAACTCCATCTCATTCGCATCATCAATATGCTTTGCTATATCAATCTTCTTCTGTTTTTCATCGTCAATAAGAAGATTGTTACTAAGGGGAAGTTTACCCCATCCTTTATTCAAACCCATTATCTTTCCTCCTTTATCCTAGACTTTATCTCCCTTACCCTCTCGTCAAGTTCAGAAGAATATTTTAAAAGATTGTATATGCTACTCCTGTCAATACATAGGAAATCAGAAATTTCAGACATACTTAAACCCATGTCACGCATGACACAGCACACAAGAGCACGGTTCATAACAATATCATGTTTTCTGCTTTTTCTGTTAACATCAGTATCGGAGAGTCCGCTTGCCGCTAGAACTCTCCTAAAAACCAAAGCGTTGTCAGCCTTTTTTCCCATTTTTCACATTATCCTTATCTACGATTAATTGCATTATATCAGCGTAACCAGCCAAATCAACCATATTGTCACGCTTTTTATGGAATCCCTGTCTGCATAGCTTTACAGCTATCTGTACAGCAACACAGTCATAAGGAGATAATTCCTTTCCAGTAATCAAAGAAGCCATCTTGGAAATGTTTTCAAAATTGGCTACAGCATCACCATAGTCAGACTGCCTGCTGTTGCTGCGGATATCCTTTGCCTCATCAAGAATACTTCTCTCTTTAACATGATCAACATAAGCAATACAATCCGAGAAAAGAATATACTCTTTACCCTGGTCATCCGCACAAAGAAACTTTTCACCATTCTCAAAACAGTATTTAACAGTGACAAATTTACCGAACACATTTGACTTGCTTACAGAATCTTCACCATGAAGTGAAATGTATTTATCACGGTTTATAATTTTTACCCTACTGTTCAACTTAACTCCAATCATAACAAATCACCAACTTTTATGTTATCCGCATCCTTCTTATCAGAAAAGAAAATACGATCATACTTCGTTTCACCAAACTCAACAAACATAGCTAAGATAAAATACTTGTTCAGTACACTATCATAACCCTTGTCGTAAATCTTGTTTATCTTTTTTGTTTTCATACTTACTTACCTGCATTGTTTGTAGAACCAAAACCTCCATCACCCCTATCCGTTGAATCAAGGCTTTCAACCTCAACAAATTCAACCTCAATATAATTACTGAAAAGAAGCTGAGCAATCCTCTCCTTGGCAGCAATATAAAAAGGCTCTTTCTCAAAACTCTTCACTATAACACCGATACAACCAGTATAGTCACAATCAATAACACCATCCAACACATCAGCGTCATGATACTTCCCGTCAACGCCAATAATACCTTTCAGAGAAAATCCACTTCGAGGCTTGATAATAGCCTTCATATTTGATGGCATCTGAATGGCTATACCAAGTTTAATCAGATTACGACCTTTTCTTATCAACGTGTTGTCAGGAACATACAAATCATACCCGGCAGCACCATCAGTTTTTTTTTCGGGAAGAACTGCATCCCGTCTTAATTTTACGAATTTTACTTGATTCATTTTTTTATTTTTCTCTTTAAATCATACATAGCGCATTCCCTGCTTCTATAAATCTTGCTTGCAGGATAAATCACATCATTTACAATAACAAAGCCGACAACAGGATCTGTAATTGGAACAACTTCACCATCAACAATGGTGAAATGATTTTCGGACAAAAGCCTTCTCATGGCAGCAATCTGTTCGAGAGTAGCCTTTAATATATCATAGTTGTTAGAAAAGTTAAACTCTGAATTACAGATAAGAGTATTCTTGTCCTCATACAAGAAATTAGCTTTCAAACCACCATTGTTGATAAATACATAATCCTTGACATGTCCTGTCCTGCTTTTAGCAAACAGGAAATCTCCTTTCTTGAAATCGTCAATCTTTACCAACTCGTAAGTACAATCGTCAATCTTATTCAATCTATACCCATTAGGCAGTTTTATTACACTTGAATCCGTATTACCCATTGTGTTCCTCCGTATTTAATCTGAATGCAGCTTCCCTAGCCTCATCCTTAGTTCTATACAACTCTATTTTTTCAAACATACGACCATCATCACAGTCATACGTACACAAGGTGACAGCCCACATATTACCACGCGGAGAATAGAAATACCTGCCGTAATCCTTTCCCATCACCTTACCGTTAACCCTTATTTCTCCTTTATTAGCCATAACACGACTTATTTCCTCACCCCAAACTTTTTCCTAAACTCATCAATAGAGCACGCTATTCGCTGACCAAGATGGTCTACATACAAAACAGCATCTTTAATCATTCGGTCATTTTCGGAAAGAATGTGGATAACACTATCAACGACACACTCTTTGCCGCTACCTAATTCAACATACTTATTACCCATGACAATGCAGTCTTTTTCCTTCAAAGGAACAATACGTTCAATCTTGCTTTCACGATATTTTTTCAGTTTTTCAAAGAACTCACGGTGCATTACACGCTCGTTCTCATCCATCACATGATAAAATTCACAGCAAATACCGTGAACATTATCCACTGTATTAATCTCATCAAGGTTGTCAATCACATTCTGCAATGCGTCAAAGAAATTCACATCATGCTCATCCAATACTTCTTCCATCATTCTATCAATGGAAGCAATAGCTGCGTTCTTGAAATCAATATCATCACAACTAAATCCCAAAGAGATATAATTACGCAATGAAAGAAGATTTTCCTTAAAATCAATTCCTATTCCAATATCCATTTCCTAAATTCTTTAATGTTAATACTATTCAAATTATTAATAACAGCATCTCCGATATCATCGTTATGCTTCAATCCAAAAGACAGGATAGGGTGTTCCCACCATCTTGCCACACGTCCTTTGTCACCCCACAAAGATATAGCTTTATTATCAAAGTCGGGGAACAAAATAACATTTTTTGGCAATTTATTTCCAAGCTGGTTCATTCCGCCACAAGCCGTCCATATAAAACCGTTACCAAAAGCCATAGAGGCTATTAGGGCGGTTTTCTCCGATTCAACCATACAAGTTATCGCATCGCTACAATAATCCCCCGAAAACGGCTTAAAAAAGCCACGATGGGTAAACCCTTCACCCGTAGTAAACTTCCTGAAAGCATGGGTTTCCTTCTTCCTGTGGCCGTTCACCCCATATCTTATCCTGTTGTCATGGCATACGTTACCATCCTTGTCAGAATACCAGAATACAGAGGATTCCCTTCCAAGACACCCTACCTTGTACCTTGAAAACACATCATTCACGGAATCAACACCGAAAACACCTAAAAGGTACTCATACAGATTACTCCCCTTCCAATGCCCGGCATCGCTAAGCCTGTCAACATACTTCACATCAACAAACCTTGATTCCTGTCTACCCGAATCATACTCCCTCTCGTAGAAATCCTTCAAACTCATCCTGCAACCGTCCGGGCTTGACAGAATCCTAAAAGCATCAGAAGCACTACTGCAACCGGGAAGATAAGACACGAGAAAGTCAAACAGGTTGACAGAATCACCGCCCTGCTCGGTAACGGTGATACTGCCCGACTTGTTCATATAGAAAACCAGCTTGTCTTTCCTGCTATGGCTCTCCAGATTTATCCGGGCAGGCAACGTCCACCGCTTACCCCTACGCCTTAAAGGAAGCCCAAGCACGGTATCAAGATTGGCAAATATATATTCATAATCAATAGAACCCATATTACTTAAAATTATGCCATCCCTGTTTCAAATCCCTAAAGAAATCGCTTAATGTATAACGATAATCGTCAGGATATCCCAATGAACTTGATAGGCATGAAACATACCCGTAAGGTTTTTTACCGTCACTCCACCTGTACATCATCTCAGTAGGAACCATAAACACAAGAAGAACAAATACAATGTCAATGTATATGAGAAACATGACAAAACGAACAAAGCATCTCATAATCATTCCTTCACATCCCCTAAAAGAAGTTTCTTTGCATAACGCAACGCAAACTCCCAATTGTAATAAAACGTACCTAGCAAATCAAAAAACAGGCTATACACGGCATTCTTGTAACCATCGGGAACGAAATACATGATATCATCCATCATACGGATATCATCACTGAACCTAGCATTCTTTGTCGTATAACGCCACAAACCGCCAACGGCAAGTATCTTGGCGTGTTCATAAACATGATAGTCAATGGAATATACATCACAAACGTAATCATTAAACCAATCTTCATTGTCTAGTACACCACTAACAGGGCTTGCCGACAAAATCATATTAACAAACACACCAAAATGACAATACTGCTCTATCTTACCCAAATCATTATCAAACTCAACCTTGAAAGCATCCTTGCCACTCTCATTAATACTGGAAACCATGTCACTTACGTAAAGCGTCTTTAACCACTGGCTGAAATTATATCTTTTCAAACCAGTCCTGTTACGAGCTTCATTTATCGCACACTGGGCATCAGACACACATACATACCAATCAGAAGTAACACGAATACTTCTATCAAATAAAACAATCTCTTTATTATCCATACACAATAAAATTTTTCAGCAAAAATACATATTAAAGTAATATGGTAAAAACAATAACGGTTAAATAATCTTTAATCGTTATTGTATTCTCGGACAATATTGGAGATGATATTATATATCTTATCAAGAAAATTATTCCTTTCAGCTACATCCAAATATGTTTCCCGCTTATCTTTTTTATAAGCCTTCACGGAAATACCATAAAGATAATAAAGTTGATCGTAAATCTTATGCCATATATCCCTCTGGTTGGTATTTGTAGCGGAAGAATATTTGTTTACCAATTGACGAATGTTGTTTCTCATAGACATTTCAGGAAGGACATCAGAGGACATTGACACAGACAGTAAAAGTTTACCATTCTCATCCCTTTCCTGCTCAATTGCATCAAGACGCTTCTCTACGTTATCAATTCTCCTACTTTGTTCAAGAAGAGCCTGTGCGGATTGAACAAGTATTTCAAGTTGTGACAATGGCTTTTTCTGTTCTTTCAGTGCCTTCTCCATCGCATTAAATGCAGCAATATAATCCAACTTGAATTTAAGAGCCTTTTTCCCTGTAAATCCCATCGCCAAAAGGGTAAATCCATCTCGGTTCATGATAAATATAGGATACTCCTGTCCATTTTGATCATTAATATACGTTGTTTCCTCAAACATAAGGTTGGCTGCATTTTCAGCACACCCCTTTATTAACTCACGGATAGAACTTAACACATTCTTGTGCTCTTTCCCAAACTTTTCAGCAACCAAAATACTATTGGTTAAAACTTGGTCATTCTGACCTTTAAAAACCAGTTCATTCATAACAATAAAAAAGTGCGCCTACTACGAGCTGTCAAATCAACCATAGGGTTTATTTCGGAGGCGTTTCCGCAGCTCCACTCGGTAGGCGCAATATCTTAATCTATACTACTACAATATGTCATGGCAAAAAAATAACTCCAATGATTGAAGTCACAGGAGTTTGCCTCTCCCATGATTGATTTGACGCTACAAAACTAAGTATTTTTTTTAAAACTGCAAAATTTAGAACGGCAAATCCTCCTTCATTATATCATCAGCCTGTTGCAGAAGGTATTCGTCAGGATTATACTTCCGTCTTAGGACAACCTGAAACAGCCTGTTCCTGTTCTCATCCCACGCGGAAGTGACGGAATAACCTTCCTGGCGTATCATGTCAACCATCTTTCTCTTGCTGTAAGGTCTAACGCCACAGTCATTGCAGTATGCTATGTATTTCACATACAAGTCACGGTCACGGATAGCCGATTCCTCAATATCTCCCGAAGAATCATACCCCGAATCGTAAAGATACGACAGGACACTGTTGGAATCACGTCTTGCGTTCTCCGTAACGGATTCTATCGTATAGCTTTTCGTAAACTCACCTTTATTCTTCACAAACCGTCTTGCACCCTCTATTATCCAGTTTATGATAGCTGCCGATTCCTTTGACAGCTTCAACGGAAGCGACCTGTCCTGTTCCGATTCCTTAAACACACGATAGAACGGGATAACAAGGGAGCGTCTGAAATGACCGTAAGTCTGGTCCGAAACAGAAGGCATCTTGTTAAGATTGGCCATGAAAGGCGGCATCATGTCGGCAAGGAAAGGCTCACCGAACGGAAGGCGTGCCATAGTAGGCTCACCGGATATGAACTTCTTATACTTGCCACCGCTCACATCCTTCCCTCCCATCTCTGAGGCGTAGTTGAGCAGCTTGCCGTTTATCATCGCTATATTGTACTCGCAAGTAGACTTGTCACCCGACAGATCAGCCATCTCCATATAAGAAACATTATCTTTCCCTAGCGCGTTGACAACAGCGTCAAAGAACACCGACTTACCGTTACTACCACAACCGAGAAGGTAACACATCTTCTCCATCTTGATCTTCTTCCTGTCAACAAAGGCACACCCCACAAACTCCTGCAAGGCATCCTGGGTGTCCTTCACAGGAATCACATCGTCCAGGAACTTCTCCCACAACGGGCTGCGCGCCAACGGGTCATAATTGATATTGATACGTATGCACGATTCTATCATAGGAGAGAAATCGAACGTTTCCATCGTTTCCGTGTCAAGGACACAATTGTCAAAGGTGATGAAGTTACGCTTGGGATTGAATATCTCATGCGTCACGTTCTTTACGATGGTACGGTAGAAACGCTCGCTCGTATCGGTCATGTACAGTTCGCTAAGACCGTTTATGCGGCACAAATCCATGCACAGGCGCATCAGATCCTCCTTCATCATGGGAACGAATATCTTACCGTCAAAAGCCATGATGGAACCGCTCCTGTGCCGCCTGAAATTGCATTCCCTGCATGCATCGGCTATATCCATCTCGACCATAGCGGATATGGAACGCTTCCACTCGCCTTCATCCCTTGCTTTACGGAAACCGCGACCACCGCCCTTGTCCGCCAGCTTGCCCATAACGGAATCAAGGATGTATTCATAAGAAGCCTTTGCTGATTCAGCGACAGTCATCTTCCCCTCCTTTCTCTACCGATCCTACCTGGTCCAGCGATTTATCCCGGTCCACAACCTTCCCGAACCTTACAACGGGATACAGGTCATAATCGTCCGTTGATATGTCAGGGCGCGCGTCCATATCGTCAAGCGAAGAGTACACGTCCGCGATGTGTTCCAGTTTCCTGCACACGATGGAATCACGTCTTATCCCGTAATACTCTATAAGATCAGCCATGTACTGTATGGTGATGTCCTTGAACCATGTGAACGCATCGTCACGTGTCCTTGCCCCGTCACAGCAGGTATTGAACGTGTACCCGAAACGCCTCATCTTCACGAAATAGCTGTTCCGCCACAACGACACCGACTTGTCCATCTCGTTCCCTGCATTGCGTATGGCGGTGACGATGCTTCCGGGAATGAGCGCGCACCGTGAAACGCGAGCGGCAGAAGGCTTCCCGTTCGCCCCGATCCCATCCACCATATCCACATCGGGCACGAACCTTAGATCATCCACGCTCCTTCCGCCCACAACGGACGTGTCATGCCGCATAAGATAGTCGGCATCCACGATATGATCGTACTGCCTTACCTGGTCCTCGCACCAAGAAGCGAATCTCCTTAACGATCGCTTCCACTCGGAAGGAAGCACATACCCGTACCTTGCACATATCTCCGCTATACGCTTTCTCTCCTTCTCCCATTTTCTCTTCATCTTCCTCTCGTACTCCAGCACCTCACCCTCCACGCTGACACCAGCGACCTGTGCAGCCATAGACCTTGCAGTTAAAGGTACGGGCACGCGCCTGATGAATGACGCTTCCGACACAAGAACCGTCCTAGTACCGTCCTTCAACGGCTCGTCAAGTTTGAGGAAACACTGTCTGTCCGCAACGTTAACGAGCGTAACCCACCCGAACAGCCATGTCTGTACTCTCATTCCCTTGTACCAACGCTCCCTGTCGGGCATTGCATCGGACAGGCATATGACACGCCTTGATTCGGGCAACCTAAGTTTAATCTCTATTTCTTCTTCCATATTTTACACACACATTAAGATATTCACCTGCAAATATAGTGCAAAAAACAACACGAAAACACATAGTTAAATTAATTAACTGCAAATGTTTACGTGGTTAACAATCGTATGTTTAGGAAGATAGTTTATCTTTCTTTACACAAGATTTTTTACTTTCACGCCCACAGTACGTTTTTAAAAGGAAAAGTAAAAAATGTTGATTGTTGTTATTTTTTATTTTTGTTATAATTTTTCTCATTTTAGTTAAAATGATTTAACTATAATTTTTTATCTACTTATTATTTTCTACGTTAAGAAATGTAAAATTGACTTAATTTAACATAAAATAAAAAATCTCAACACTGATAGTTGCATATGCAACTAATTGATTCGGGGAAATTCGTAAAAAACCTACGAAATTCGTTGATTTTTTCGTAGACTTCGTAAACTCTTCGTTTTTCAACACTTGTCAAAAAACTAGCAAAAATTAGTAGTTAAATAGCTGAAAACAAGCCGTTTAGTCTTGTCAAAAAAAATTGAATCGTTAATCGTAAAAATTTCATTCTCTATTAATTTGCATATTAAATGTTAAAGGTAATATATTTACACAATATATACATACACGTACACCGTATATACTCTATTACAATACATATACACGTACATCACATATACAACATATACAGCATAAAACACCAAAACTGCATACGTAATTTAGTATAGATACATATAAAAACGACGAAATCAACGAAGAATACTGTAAACCAATAACTTATACTGCAAAAAAAGACATAAAAAATGCAACCACACCTACGAAATACACCAAAAAACCTACGATTTTCGTAACTTTTTATGTAAAGATTTATCCGATTTTGTTGAAAACTACCGAAAATACACCTCCAAAACGCAAAATCAGCCATCCGAGCAAAATTTGGAGAAAAAAAATTTTCAGAAAAAAATTATCGGGAGCGACACACCCGCAGCGAAGCCTCTACAAAAGGGGGTATGGCACTGATTTACAGTCAATTACGCACTTTTATCTACCACGATTCTCAACGTTTGTAAATAAAAAAGAATTCTTTTCTACGACAATCGAATTTCGAAATCTTTACAAATAAAATATCTTGACAAGTGACATCTACGAAGGTTTCGTAATTCCCTCACGTTCAGATACTTACAAACAGATTTAACACAAATTAACATTGAAAAATCTTGAAATTAAACATAATATTAAGCTAAAATAGGTCTTGCATGGTCGGATCTATTAATATTATGCAATATTAATTTAAAATATGTATATAAACTGTATTGATTTTGGAAAAAACGGGCTTAATTTATAATGAATGTTAATGAAATATACAACCTAATCAAAAACGCCGTATGTTTGCAGTGTCGGAAGGACAAAGAGATATATGACATATTGAAACAGCTTGCCACGGTGAGAGCGTGGTACGGAACCGCAAATAGGGATAAGCGGGATACAAATAGCGGTGTTGCTAGCCACGATACAGAGATACGGAATACTTGATACAGGCGATAGTGTTTTAGTGTGATATGTGATTAGCTCCTGATACGATATAATATAATGTATGTGCGTGTATACGTATCTTATACATAAGCCTTAATACTTGTCTGTTATGCACGGATAAGTTAATATAAGCCGTAAAAACATACGACACGCGCATACTGTAATGTAGCTACCATTATATTGGTAACGGTTACAAGCCCGTATAGATACAGAGTACAGTATATAAACTTAATACATTATAATATGAAAGCAAAAAGAATCTCACAGAAAGCGGTTAAAAACATGATTAACGGCAACACTGCATTGCTGCATATCGGTAACTTTGATACGGGGAAACGTACCAATTTAAAGCGCGCGGTTAGCGAATGTGTATATACTAGTCGGTTGTATTATAATAAGGAATTGCAATCGGATAACGAAAAGATAGAATACCTAGTATATAGTCAACCTTATACTGAAAATATTTAATATTAAAAATCATACAAAAACAATAACGAACAATTAAAAAAAATTACAATTATGGAAAGATACGATTATTTTGCAGCGGTTAAAGAGGATGTTTTAAACTATATCAACGAAAACAATATAGTAGTAACCTCCGAAAACCGGGACGAAGTGGAAACGGATCTTAATGATAGATTATTTGTGTCCGATAGTGTAACGGGGAACGCATCAGGGTCATACACGTGCAATTCGTGGGAAGCTGAGGAATACATTTGTCACAATTGGGACCTGTTAAGTGAAGCGTTAACGGAGTTCGGTTGCGATATGAGTTATTTGGAAAGAGGCGCGGAATCATGCGACGTAACTATACGATGTTATCTGTTAGGACGGGCAATTTCGGAAGTATTGGACGAAGTGGAAACGGAAATAGAGGAAGAGGAAGAGGAAGAGGAATGAGAACGTTTTTTGCACAAGTTGAAACACGGTATCGGGCGATTAAAAATTGCCCGTTTACCCCCGCACATGTTGTCAAGGTTTTTGGCGGTTATATGTGTTTTGAAAGTGATAATGATTATAGAGTTTGGAGAAATCAAAAGTAAAAAATAGCAATGAGAACAAATAATAACCTAGTAGATTTTGCGAGCATATCGACATACGTGGCTTCTGAAAGTTTAGTACAAGAAGCAAAAAGCAAACATAGTGATATATACCTTAATTTTGCGTACACTAGTTACGGTGAATCATTTTTGGATAAGGTAATAATATCTTACTTCAAAGAAAACTATCCCGAAAATATAGTGTATGAAAAGACTTCTTGGAAAGGTGAAAACGCTTTTGTTTTTGGAGAACCTGCAAAAAAATTGTACGAGTTAATTATAGCGGGTAATATATTAGATTTTTATTATTTAGGACAATATTATACCGAAATGGAGTATAACATGATAACAGCAGAAGCGCAACAATATATTAATGATAACGGGCTAGACAATGAGTTGTACGATGTTGTTTGTGATTGGTTATCCGAAAACAGCTATCCAGAACCTAATTATTTAGATTATTCAGAAAATGATTTAAACGACTTTTTACAAAAATTAAAATAATAACAGTAAAACAAGCTAATGATTTGTTAATAAATATTGCAACATACGTACATATACGTAAATTTGAAACAGGTAATAGAACTAATTTAAAACGTTCTATTTCTGTATGTCGTTATGCTTATAACGAATATAAGAATATCTTTGACAATATTAGTTTGGTAAATAATTGTAATAAATATTTGATACGTTTTGTTAAAAATATACAGCATGATCGAAACATTAATACTATTAGGTTGCCTGTATCTATCCATACGGGTAACAGACTATGTAGAAAAACAGAAACAATGACAATTTAAAAACGTGACATTATGGAAACAAGAAACGACATACCTAATTTGCTTGCAATGTATATACGCAATACGCGGGAAATATACGATATTACAACATGGCTGCAAAATTGCATAATTAAGAAGGCAAACAAGGGCATACAGCCATCAATAGAACACCTAGCAAATTGCAGCACAATGAAAACTATAATCAGAGAGGCCGCCAAACTGTTATACAAGTACGACGGAATAATACCTACAAAACAGGAAAAACAGGAAGCGGCCCGGGATCATGCTAAATATATCCTTGAATGTGTGCAATACTCTATAAATAATCGCTAATAAAGGGCAAATAAAACCTTGTAGTGAAAGATATAAAACAATACCGATATATTACCCATAAAAACAAAAAGATATGATTTATAAAGGATATATAATACATTATTGCTTTTGCGGTTACGAAACGAAAATGTATCTAATTAATTTCCCCAATATCCCTACATTTCCAAAAAATATAAAGTATGCACATAAGACCATTAAAGAAGCAAAACGGGAAATTGATAGGGTAATAGATATATTGACGCAAAAATAAAAACATATTGAAATAGTTTAATATTAAAACAAAAAACATTATGATACAAGTAATAGTAAAAAACAGCAAAACAGGTAGCCAATATATTTGTAAATCGGCCTCAAAAACGGTAAAAGATATAGCATATAAACACATAAGTTATCATCTCGTATGCAGACATAAAGATCACCCGTTTTTTAAACAGTTTTACCACGGTCCAAAAGGTATATATATAGATTCGCCCCGGTACAAAGAAATAGAAGCCCTAGAAAAACCTATCTGGAATACACCAATATACAAATTACTAGAGCTAACCATTACGGAAACACCCCTAGACGGGCGTACACGATACGCAAAACAGTTACCCGTATTCAATGCGGATATATTGGCGGAACTTACCTATTAATCAATCAAAAAAAACAATATAATTATGATACAATTTACTATTAACAGTTTCAGCAATGGCAATCAGGCCGCCCGTACAACTCGATCAAAGACGCAATACAAGACGGTGGATACTCCGTTTGGTGCAACGAAAAGATCAAAAAAGCATTCAGTTTAGGGAATGGCACGGAAAAAGATTTTAAAAGATATTGCAAAGACAATAAGTGTAAAATTGTGAGTGAAAACGAATTTTACAAAGAACTGTATTCTTTGCCATTGAATGAACAAGAAACACATATCCAATTTATTCGGGAACAATTAAGCCATTACAATGATCTATAAAACATAATGCAGCAATGAAAAAGGTACAAGCTAAAAACCAATTACAGGAAGCAATTGAAAAATTGAACAATATTATAGAAAATAAAACGGGTGTATTTCAGAAACCGATAATTCCAGGCGATTGCCCTACGTTTGACGAAGGAACAGCAAACTATGTTAGGGAAAGACTGGGATTATACCTAAAAACGTGGGTGTTGCCAAAACTTGATGAATTATCTAAATGAATAGTATTATGGAAAAACAGGAATTTATCGAAAAGTACAATTTTATCAAAGAAAGTGTTATATCTGCAATGGATAAGGCTTTAGAACGTGCCCTAGAGAACGAAGTAATAGACCCAAGTAAATGTGATGGCAATTATTTAGATGTTTATCCGCTAATCGGAGCGGTTTTAAAGAGAGAATTAAGCTATATACTTGACGGTTCTCCTACTTACAGTCGTTCTATAAAACGTAAAGCGACTAAATATAATTACGATTATAGAATATGGCACGATTATGCTGGAGATTATAAACATAAATAAATATTATTTACAATGAGAAAACAAAATTTACAAAAAGAATTATCTCCTATTTTTGACAATGAAAGTATTAAGATAGGAACGTTTAAAGCTAACAGAAGTATTGATACATTGGATCTTATCAAGGAAAATATCAAGTTTTGGAAAAGCTATGACGGACACAAGCTACCTGATAAACAGGTTAAACGAGCGTATTATAACGGCACCAGGACACAAAACATAATCAAAATGTACATAAATACACCCGAATTGATTAAGTTTGTAAGAGAGCACGCAAACGACTATAAAACGTTAAATCGAAAGGACGTACCTAGCTGCATAACTATTGATCATAGGCGGAGTGAACGTTATTTTTCCGTATATATCGAAAAGTTTGGGAACGTGCGTTTTGATGAAGTGTTAAGAGTTTTCCCTTTGCTTCCTAAATCATATTTGAACGAATAATGAAAGTGATTAAAGTAATTAGAGTTTTAAGGAGAATACTAACCGATTCAGATATTATAGATCTGTATGGTCTATATTGTGAATTTTACAAAAATATATAATAATATTATATAACATTGTAACCGTACCGTTTGAACAAATGAGAGAGATACGCAAGGAATTAGACCGATTTGTTAAACCTGTACAGATAAAGATTGTTAAGAGTGATTTTGAAACTGTTTCATTCAGGGAATTAAGATAAAGCGGAAATAATGTGAAATATTTTCCCGGTATGGAGAACAACAAACAGAGCGACACTGTTACCGGGAGCATTTTTGACTTAAAAACGAAAATAAACGAAAAAAATATGAATATTATTACAGATAAGGCAAAGCTACAATATAGGGCAAACAATAACAGCGGATAAATAAATAAGGAGTTTGGAAACGATCAGCAAGCGGCCTATGATTTTGCAAACGAAATAAAAGAAACGGCAATTATACGCGGATATTTTGTTTTCAAAAAGCGTGAAAAATGGCGAACGAATACGGTATTCATTGATCATGTGTTTAGAAACATATTGCCCTAATACTGCAATGAACTATTACTAACTTATGAGAACGAAAAACTCCTAAACAATTACACAACTAATGGAATCATATAAACGACTATGTAAGGCGTTACGGAAAATTCATTGAATACGTGCGTTATAGTAACATTATGGCACATGAATACAGGCTACCAATATAATGCTCTAGTGTCGCACAAAGTAAACAGCTATCCTGGTATGGGGAACAACAAGCGGATCGCCACCGCTACCGGGAACTATTAATAACTAAAAAGCAAAAACAATGATTTACGAAGTACGCGCCTATTTGGGCAAAGGCGAAAACCTATATACCTGCATTTTCGCAACGATGGAAGCAGCAAGAGAAGAGGTAGAACGACTTACTAACGGCTGCAATTTGAACGGGGTAAAAATTATCGGAATGATTTATACTTTATCTGCTGTGAATCACAAATACGAACCTATCATCGAGAAAACCGTATTTTTCGATAATAAGAAAGATTTAGCGAAATTCTATATAGCAAGGGATAAGGACGGGAAATTATTTAAATACCCTTATTGGGTTGGAATGTGTGCAACTGACATACCGCATAAGCATATTAACGCATACCCTTTTGATGGTAATTTCTACGTGCAAGGAAGGGACTACCAGCCAAAGAAAGGCAAAGAAATAGACGGTAAATTATACGGGTATGTGATTTATGAAAACTCGCCCGTACTGATAACAGAAGGTGATTAACTATTAAAACAAAACAAAAGAATATGGGAACGAACAATAAACAATACATCCTGGAAGGACGGAAATGGGATGTGATAGAGAGTGTTGACGGATATTTTTCCGGGGAAAAGAACGGAGTTATCATACAAGGAACGACAATGAGTGATCTGTATGAAAAATGTAAATCTTTTGATATAGCTTCGGTTATGGAGAAAATTAAGACGGGTGTAGAACTGAACGACTGGGAAAAACGCTTAATAAAAGTTAATAAAAAGTTGTTGGAAAACCAATAAACTATATCTTTGCCGTATGAGAAAGAAATACGTGGCATATTATAAAGGCTGTACAATAGAGGTCACAGGAGAAAAAGACTTCATGTACCGAATAATAAAAGGCGAACGGATGAATATCTTTGTAGATATGTTTTATAAGTCCACATCTGATGCGCTAAAGGGTGCAATGAGATGGATAGATAATAATGTGAGGAAGGAGTAATATTATGATTTTTGGAATTGTTTTTGCTATGATAATGAAAGCTATATGTGGAAATATGTTGAACGATTGATGATTATCATCATATGGCTTATTGTGTTACAGATTTTATCAGAATGTTAAACGTGTGTGTCTATGACTAAAGAAGAATTTAAAACAAAGAAAGAAATTATCAATTCAAAGATAAGGGAATTGAATAACGAAATGGTAAGACTAAAGAAGGAGTACATTGAATATAATGCAAAGTATCCTATCGGAAGCAAGGTATGTATTACTACTCCTGCATCTACATATACAAAATTAGATAGCTTAGAAAGTGTTACTGTCCCCGAAAGAAAACAATACGCCTATGTCAGGGATTATAAAATTGATTTTCTTGATAACGTTGAGCCATTGTTTAGCAAGGTGAAGAAAGATGGAACCATGTCGGAGGTGAACTTGTATGTTTGTCTTATGAACACTAAGATAGAACTGGTAAAGGAGTAATTGTTATGGCAAAAATAATGAATTTAGGGGCGCATTGTAGTGAGTGTATTCACTATCAATATATCAGCCCGTTTATGTATTGCATGGCTTTACAGAAGAGAATAACGGCTAGGGAAACTCCTAAGTATTGCAAACATTATAAAACGTATAAAATGATACGGTTATGAATAAGGTGGAAGTAGGAATCCTTGACAGACACGAACTATTTGAACACAGGGGAGTACAAGACGGATTATTGTGTCCGTTGCCAATACCCTAACGACAAATATCGTTACAGGGATATATGGAAATATCTATATACCGAATTTAGTTTATGGACAAAAGTTAATAAATTATCAACTACTCACAAGTCTTTGGTCTGAGGGCTTGAAAAGCCCAAGTTGATTAGACTAATCACGTTAGGAGAGAATATATAGTTACCAAGTGGGTGTTTGCTCAAGCCCCTTGCTCTAAGGTCAGTGATTAAACAATTCTGTGGGGTAGGAATAGTGTTACTGACGGTAAACCTCTCCATAACATTGTCGATGAGCATTTAACGGAAAAATCCGACTTATAGTAAAATGGTTTACGTAATTAACAAACAAGGACAAGCACTTATGCCAACCGAAAGGTTTGGTGAGGTGAGAAGGCTGTTAAAAAACAGTCTAGCCCATGTTGTGTGCCGTATTCCGTTCACAATTCAATTGGATTATGACACAACAGATTATACACAGCCCGTAAGTTTGGGTGTAGATGCTGGTAGCAAGCATATCGGCATTTCAGCAACAACAAGTGAGAAGGAATTGTATGCAGCAGATGTGGAATTGAGAAACGATATTGTGGATAAGTTATCTACTCGTAGGGAATTAAGAAGAACTCGTAGGAGTAGGATTCGTTATCGCAAGGCTCGTTTCAATAACAGGGTATCTTCCAAGCGTAAAGGTTGGCTAGCACCATCTGTTGAAAACAAAATCCAAACTCATTTGACTGTTGTTGAGAAAATACATAAGTTCCTGCCAATAACTAATATCGTAGTTGAAACAGCTTCTTTTGATATACAGAAGATTAAGAATCCAAGTATATCTGGCAGTGAATACCAACAAGGAGAACAACTTGATTTCTTCAATGTGCGTGAATACGTATTGTTTAGAGATAATCATACTTGCCAACATTGTAAGGGTAAGAGTAAAGATAAAGTCTTGAATGTGCATCACATAGAGAGCAGAAAGACTGGAGGTGATAGTCCAAACAACTTGATTACTCTTTGCGAAACTTGCCATAAGGCATATCATAGAGGTGAGTTTGAATTAAATGTAAAACGTGGAAAGTCATTTAGAGATTCCGCCTTTATGGGGATTATGCGATGGAGTTTCTATGATAGACTAAAGAATATCTATCCTAATGTAAGTATGACTTTTGGCTATATCACGAAGAATACCCGTATCACTAATAATCTTCCTAAAGAGCATTATGTGGATGCAAGGTGTATCAGTGGTAATCCTACTGCCAAACCTCTTGGGTATTATTTCTATCAGAAGAAGGTGCGTTGCCAAAACAGGCAAATACACAAAGCTAATTTCTTGAAAGGTGGCAGAAAGAAACTCAATCAAGCACCATTCTTGGTAAAAGGTTTTAGGTTGTTTGACTTGGTTGAATACAAAAAAGAGTTGTATTACATCTTTGGAAGAAGAAGTAGTGGTTCCTTTGATATTAGGAAATTGGACGGTACAAAAGTGAATAAAGGTTCTATCAATTGCAAGTATTTGCGGTTGGTAGATAAAAGAAAAAGTATATTAATTGAAAAGAGAATGCAAGTAAATTTATGAAAACACTGGTTTTTGATGTAATGCTTGACGGGCGATTTGTACATACATTCAGATACCAATACTGCCCGTTATTCCCGATAGACGAACAGGAACTGGAGAAGTTTGTCACTGACAGGCTTCCTACATTGAAAGGTAAAGATTTTAAAATAGTATTTTGATATGAAACAGACAGTAGAAGAAGCAGCGAAGGAAAATATCCTATTTAATCATAGGACAGTTGATAGAACTTTGTTTGGTAAAGATTTGGCAAAGTTTGGAGAGATTAATTTCGTTCAAGGTGCCGAATGGCAATCCAAGCAATCTCCTTGGATAAGTGTTAAGGAACGGTTGCCAGAAGAGTTAGAAAGTGTTTTGGTTGGGACTAATTACGAGGGCAGATATTATTACGAAGTAGCTTTTGTAATGAACGGGAAGTGGGTATGCCATAATAGTAAACCCATCTATTGGATGCCCATCCCCTCTTTTGATGATATACTCGAAGCCAACAAGGATGTACTTGAACGGATTAAAGAGAAAGGAGATTGAGATATGGAAATAAAGAACGTAGGACAACTTAGAAAAATAATTGAGAATCTTTCCGATGATTACGAAATCGAGATGCGTGTCAGACGCAAATTGACGGATGAAGAAATAATCGAGTTGCATAAAAAGTACGGCAGGATATATCCTTATCCATACGAAACAAGTTATTCAGAGCTTGAATTTGATGATGTAGGTGTGTCTGACAAAGTATTATGTTTGGGTGTAACTCTTAATGAATGAATGGTATGGAAATAAATAACGGAATAATAATTGACGGGGTACTGTATGAATCATCAGAAGGATTTTGTAATGAGTGTTCCTTATACCGGGAATGTTGTAATATTTTAGATGATACCTATTGTTCCATACTAGATTTGGGAATAGGTCAGTGTTTTGTCAGTCGTGGGAAAGTAACAGAGATTAAAACAGAGGAGGAGAAGAAATGAAACAGGTATTGTCATTTGATCAGACGAAACATTTACAAGAACTTGGATTATACCATATCTACACCTTGCCAGATATTCTCGACAAGTTACCTTGTTTCATCGGCAATGAAGTGCTGACCATCAAAAAATTTGCAGATAGCTATACATGCTTGTATGTGGAATCTTATACTAGGTCTATCGGAAATATCACAGAAAGTAAAGAGCCTATTGATGCAGCCTATGATATGTTGTGCTGGTGCATTGAAAACGGATATGTTAAAGTTGGAAAGGAGGAATAATTATGGGATTTACAACACAGTGTTTTATACACAAGAATACTGCTAATATTAGAAATAGATTAAAAGAACTTGGCTATTATTGTAATCCATATTTAGGTTGGCATAATCTATTTACTTGTGTATTTGGAATTAATTCGGTTTATTCATTGGACGATTATGATACAAATGGTCTTAAAGAAATAGATGGTCTTATTGATTGCGGAACGAACGAGGAACTTTTCCTAGCTATCGCTGCATTGAGGGATGATACAGACAAGAACCAATGGTTTACGGATGGTGATAAATGGATTCTGTGTCCTGAAATCAAGTTCTCTACTTATTGGGTTTACTATCATATTGATGTCAATACGGATACCGTTCACAAGGCTACCGTAAACGAACTGATTGAACATTTTAAAATAAAGGAGGAATAATGAAAGCAAAGTATTTTAAAAAGATAAGAAGCCAAGTAAAGTGGTATAAGGTATCATATAGAGATAGTTTATTTTTTAGTTTTAGCGATGAGAAAGAAATATTGGCTAAATCTCCTGAAAATGCTTGTGTCAGATACCATAAACGTACTGGATGTTTTGTTAACAAATATAATCCCAATAATATTACACAATATAGTGAATCTCTTTCAAGGTTCAAGGTATGTATAGGTAAGAAAGTAATGTATTTCGATTAAATATGAAAGCAAGAATAAAAAGAAAAATTCAAAAAAGACCATTCCTATACAATGTAGGACAAGTTTTTAAGGCTTGTGATTGGCTTACTAGTATTCAGCGTGGAAATATTGTTTGGCGTAGGTATCGTTCATTTGGTACTATTATTAAATCAGAATATTAAATATGAAAGCAAGAGTAAAATCAACAGGGGAAATTGTAGAGATTAAGGATTTATATGATGATGGTACTGCATTGGTGGGTAACATGTATATCAAGGTGTCAGAACTTAATTTCTTTAGTGAAAACATTGATTGGGAACAACGTAGGTACGAATTGGCAAAAGACATTATTAAAGTTGTTATAGCAAACGATAATGGTGCTAATTCTGAGGTAGTCGCTAAATATTCGCTTAATTGCGCTGATGCCCTAATTAAAAGACTAAAGGAGGAGAATCATGGATAGTGTACAGACACAAACCTTTTCTATTAGAGGGGATGGAGGTGGTGAGGCATACATTGACTTTTGCGATGGTCAATTATGTGTTTCAGTTGTCATAGAAGATAAACAGGCAGATTTTAGCTTTGATTCTGTTACGTTAGGGATGTTTGCCCATGCTTACAAACTGCATTGTGAAGAATGTGAAAAGAAGAAAGGAGAATAACTATGAAAGTGTTAAGAGATAAAACTCCTGTCGCTCGTAAATTGCACAGGTGCAATTTTTGCGGTGGAGTAATTTCCGTTGGAGAAAAATACAACAGACAGACCAATGTTTATGACGGTCGTGTTTATGACTGGGTATCCCACTGTGAATGTTCCAAGTTAGCCTGTGAACTTGATATGTTTGATGATTGCGATGAAGGACTTGACGATGATGGATTTATTGATAGACTTAATCAGTATGTTTACGACAATCATTATGACGATAAAATAGATGATATTGCGAAGGATTGGCAATTACCACGTTATGAATTAGTAAAGAAAGTGTTGAATGAATTAAAAAAGTAAATAGTTATGACCGAAGAACTTGTAACATTAGAAACAGCGAAATTGCTGAAAGAGAAAGGATTTAATTGGAAGTGTGAACGCACAATAAGTTGCGATAATATTATTAGAAGATACGACATTCCGCAAAGTATGTCATGTTGTACGGAAATAGATAACGAACCAGTTGAATTTTTATGCCCAACATTATATGTTGCCCAGAAGTGGTTGCGTGACACTAAATGCCTCCATATTGAAATAGGCTATATGTATGGAAACTATTGGCTTTACGATATTCTGACAATACATACCCATGACTTGATAGGATTGTCTGACAGACCTATTGTCCATTATAATACCTACGAGGAAGCACTTGAAGCAGGATTACAGGAAGCATTAAAATTGATATAAATATGAAAAAGATATCTTTCAATGATAAGTTTGGATTAACACAAGCGGTGTTGGATGGTCGTAAGACTATGACGAGAAGAATAATCAAATGTCCTAGAACTTTTAAAGGAGAATGGGTTGCTGGATTCAATATACACAGATGCCATTCTGATAAAAAGATTGTTGGCTATCCTTGTATGTATGATGCTGATGGAAGGGAATTTAATTCGGGAGAAATTATTCCACGCTACAAAGTTGGTGAAGTTGTTGCCATTGCGCAAAGCTATGAAACCGTTTACCATGAACAAGGATTGGAAACACTTGATATGTTAGTTAGTGGTTGGAAGTATAGTAAAGGTTGGCGTAATAAACTCTTTGTCCGCGCTGACCTCATGATACATCATATCCGAATTACCAATCTCAAGATTGAACGTTTACAGGACATTAGCGATGAAGATTGCTTGAAAGAAGGGGTATATGAAGATTCGGGTGATGATGAGTTTCCACCATCTATATTTTATGAATTTGAGGGAAACAAAGACGATGGATTTGATACACCCCGTGAAGCCTTTGCAGCCCTCATAGATAAAGTATCAGGCAAGGGTACATGGGAATCCAATCCTTATGTTTTCGTATATGAATTTGAACTGATTGATTAACAGATAGGGAGTAAATTTATGAATAATATTAATTTGAATGAACTACGGAATATAGCTTATAAGACAGCTTGTGAGCATGGTTTTCATGATAAAAGACTGAGTGAAGAACACTGCCTTTGCCTTGTTATTTCCGAACTTATGGAAGCTGTGGAAGCGGACCGAAAAGGGAAACGTGCCGACAGGGAATCTTTTAATTCTTCTTATGAGGATGAAGAACCGCACGATGATGCCAATTTCAAGTATTGTTTTGAAAAATATATCAAAGATACGGTTTCAGACGAACTAAGCGATGCGGTTATACGTCTGCTTGACCTTGCAGGACTTCGAGGAATAAGCCTTGAATCTGCTAGTAATGATATTAACTCCGAATATATAGATGATATTGCCTGCATGTACAGCCAATTGAGTTTCACGGAAGCGATATATTCCATATTTATCAAACCAATTGTAGATTACCAGTATCTTTCTACGATTGTAAATGAGATGATATTTTCAATCTTTGCACTAGCCAAACATCTTGACATAGATTTGCTATGGCATATTGAGCAGAAACAAAGATATAACGAATTAAGACCTAAGTTGAATGGAAAAAAATATTGATTATGAAAACAATTATATTTACAATAATATGTATTATCGCCCTATTATGGGTCGGAGATCTAACAATTACATTTAAGCCGTTTTCCATATCCCTTCCCGGTTGGCATAAGGCTTTAGGTATTATTCTGTTTGTATTTGCAATGGCGGTGTATAACATTGGAGAATACGCTAAGGGGTACAAGCATGGTTTTGATGATGGAGTAAAGGAATGTATTGAAGCGATTAAGGGAAATGGGAAGAAATGACATTGATTTCCCGTTACTCCGTATATTTAATGGAGTAACGGGGCGATATGAACTTCTTATTGACGATGTATCCATAGATGCTTATGGACGTGTAAGAGATAGCAGTGGTTGTGTTGTAGAATGGTTTACAGGCGTGTTTGACATGAACGGAATACCATTGTTTGAAAACGACATAATCATGCCTGTAAAGGACGGAATAAGCCAATACAGGCGTATATGGAGAACGGTAGGTGGATTTGTGTTAAGCAGAAGAAATGATGTGAAAGGGCTTTCAAGATTGGATATGCTTGGTGCGGACTATCTGGTAAACGAACGTGTGCAGCAATACATATCTGATGGGTGCGTAAAGGTAGGTTCTGCAACAATTGATCTTAACCTGTTGAAAGGGAGAACGAAAGAAGATATTATTAGAAATTTAGCTAGAAGGGTCAGATGAAAGACAAAATGCTAGAGGAAAGTTTGAACAATTTATACAGGACGTTTCTTATTTGGGTGATAAGATGTTATCCTATATTGTTCTGTCTTGCTATACTTGTCCATCAATGTGAGGTTATACACTCTGTTGGCACAGGTGATATCATTGAATATTATGATGGTGACACATTGGAGTATATTCAGTATGCCACTCCATTTTCGGACAAGTACCTTACCATATTCTTTAACGCCAAACTGTTTAATGCAATATTGTTCTATGTGTTGTCAAAGGTATTTTTATTTTGTATATACCATAGAGTATTTGTCATTGAAATGTTTATATACGCAATACTGGATATTGTATTTAATAATGTGGTGTTTGAGGACGTGAGATGCACTATGTTTTATTCGTATATATCAATAGGATTTGTAACTGTATGTTTCTTTATTGCATTGTATCTACATCAACGATTTGGAGATAGGAATATAAATAATCATCAATCTATAACCGATGGTTTTAGAAACTGTTGTAGATTATAATTTCTGTTTTCCTGTGGGCTGTAATCCTCCCGTATTCTTCATGTTTATCTTGACCTTTACGGGAGATGCCTTTTTATTTGATGTTACCTTAGGGGATTTAACATTAACCCTAATCACTTTCTTTACCATATATTGCTTATTTTAATTGTTTAACAAAGTTAATTATTTTTATTTATGCAACAAAACAATATTACCGATAAAACAGCTTCGGCACACAAAACGGACGAAATAATGGTTTACGAACATCCTTTTTTTGGCAAAATTCGTGTGTTTGTTCGATATGGTAAAATTTGGTTCTGTGGATTAGACGCTGCATCTTCTTTACAGTATTCAAATCCATTAAAAGCTCTTTTAGAGCACTGTAAACCATCCTCCGTAATGATGCGTGAAGTAGGGGATGATATAATGGAGTTTATTAATGAAAGGAGTATGTATAGACTGATTTATAAAAGCCCTTTTCCTCCTATGGCTGATGAATTTGAACGTTGGATATTTGATAATATTGTTCCATCAGCTACCAATACAGGCAGTTATTATGCACAGGTTAGATTACCAAACTTCAACAATCCTGCCGAATCTGCCAGGGCGTGGGCTGATGAGTACGAAAGGAATCAAGCGTTAAAGCCACAACCAAACGAATCCAATGAATGGTATAGTATCAAAAGATGGGCAAAGGAAAACGGTGTCAACTGGAAAAAGATTAGCCGGATGAAGATGAAAGTAATATCTTGCAAGCTAGGTTATGAGATAAAAAAGATTTTTGACGATAACCATTGCCAGGTAAACACATACAATGTAAACGTATTTAAGGAATACTTTAATAAATGTGAATAAACAATATATATTTTAAAACATTTTATAGTATGTCATTTTATTGATTATATTTGCATCATGTTTGAGTGTAGAAGCAAGCATATCTATAATGAAAGTTTAGGGGGAAAGCGTTCCCCCGATTTTAGTAACCGTAAAAATGATAAAACCATGATTCTACTAGAAATTTTTCAAAACTGCTTTATCGTAGGGTATGATGGAAAGAAAATACCCTTTGTAAAAGATGATTTCCTGTTTAGTGATACTGGGGAAAGATATATTTTGACCAACAAGGAAAACAGTGAACAGGTTAGCCTACCGAAGCAATCGACAATAATAATTAAACATAATATTTTTCATGAAGGTATTGATTAGAAAGGATTCAAGCGACATAAGAAACAGACTTGAACGGTTAGGGTACACCGCTTCCGATAAATCGTTGGATGGATTTGGTGATGGCATATTTGTAGACAAGTCAGATAATACTTTTCACGTAAAATCAGAGTGGAATGTTATTTATATGTTTCTTGAAACAGTAGATTGCGGAGATGACGAGAATATGTTTTTTGATTTTGTAGAAAACGATATAACGCCAACAATGCTAGGTAAATATAAATCTTTAATAAAAGTTGATAACTTTCCCATCATTAATACATCTAGCATTCAAGATGTGTTATACCGTGAAGATAGAGAACATAACATCATAGAAGTTATTGTTATTTCAGTATATGGGTTAAAGTTGAAAAGCGTAAAGGATGTTGACTTTTCAGACCCTAATGCGGATACAATAATAGCATACATGAAATCGTTGCATAAACAACTAAAAGAATATATCAAATGAAGTGTAATTTTACGCCAATGGACAAATTTTATGAGATATTAGATTATTATGGTTTGTCCTACACAGAGTTAAAAAGTAATCATATTCGTGTATTTTACGGAAACAAGAAGCTGTTTGACTATTTCCCACTTCGCATGAAGTTATTTGATTACCATGAATGGCATCAGCTTACTTATCCGTTCGTGAAGGGTAAGGCAGATGAATGGGAAATAGAACTTACCATGTTCATTAGCGGAGTATTGGGAGATGAGATGTTTAAAAAGTTTAAAAACGATTGATTATGGATAAGAAAGAGAAGGAATTTACTCCAAAAGCTATAAATTTGTGTGGCAAACGGAGAATGCTATCATCCATAAAAGGATGGGAGATTGTTTATTATAACAATTACTCTAAAGGTATAGCCAATGTCCAGCCTGTGGACAAGTTGAGAATAACACTTTCAGGGCGAGAAGTCATTGAGTACGTCCTGATGGATGGAGATAAAACGATTGATAAACTAGACAGTTATTTCGGATTGCTATGATGATAAAAGTAGACATACCTGAACCGTTCATAGACGGTGACAATACGATGGTAAACATCACGTCTGATTCATTCTGCTATTCCAGCATTGATTCACGTTATGAAGGATTTCAGAGTTCCTACAAGGACGGGAATATGAATCAGAAGATACAGGGAAAACTAGAGATAATTGCGGACCAGTTTAAAGAACTTATAAAAATAATAGAAGATAATTGAAGATGGAAAGACATTTGTTAATACAGGAGTGTGAGAGAGAGGAAAAGATGAAGGAGTTGCGCAAGCAGCAGAACGATCTTATCAAGAAAGGCCGTATGGTTGAATGCTCTCGTGTAACAGCCAAGATAAAGGAGTTTCAGGAAGCATATATCAAGGCTTATCCTGACGGTAAATATGTAAGGGGCATGGATATTATCAAGAAGATGTCTGATGATGAGAAAATGGATTGGATGATGTATGTCAACGCCATTGCTTTTTGTGCTGATATTATTCACTCATCTTCCATTGAGCTGAATGAAATGCTAAAGAAAACACTCCCTGGATCTAGCCTACAGATGTTTGAAACGCTTGAAAAGGTAGGTACTATGGCAAAGAATCAAATCCTATGGATGGATAACAATGTTGACGAGAAATATCAGGATGATTTTGCAAGATATGCCGATGAAATATCCGTGATGCTTTTATCATTTGTTAAAAATAGATTTTTATCGAGAAAATGACAAGAGAAGAGATACACAAAAATGTGCTGGAAATAAGAAATTATTATTTCAGTATTCAGAACAAGATTGACAATGGATACAATGTTTCAGAATTGGATATAGATTCTAAAACTCACAACAAGATGATTGACGATACCATAAAATCAGCCCTTGAAGATCATAAAATTATTCTTGCTTTAGAAAAATACAAGTTATGAAAAAGAAAGAAATAGACGAAGGATATATTGTAGGTGACTTTTATATTATTAAAAGCCCTATCAAAGAGGGATGGCTTCACGTAGTGAATATAAAAACATCTTGGCAGATAAAGGTGATGATGGGAGCGAATACGGCAAAGTTTCTAAGCCTTCCACAACAGGAAATATTTGATAGGATTAACGGAATATATATTCAATCCATGATGTCTTTATACGATTCAGAGTATGCCTTGAAAATAGCTAAAGATGCTGTGTCTTATATGTCTGAAAAGGCAAAAAAGATGGAAAAGTTGGAAAAGGTGGGAAATACTGAAAATGAAGATATTGAAAAGGTGAAGAAAGATGAGTTTATGATGAAAATAGCTACATCTTCCGATGAAGAAATCATGGACATGATCGTAAATGGAGAGATAAAGTACGAATATTTCAAACAAGAACAGGAGTAAATTTATGAAAGCATTATTTAAAATGGACTTCGATTGCGGAAGAATGGGCAATCTTGAAGGAGTATTTATTGCAGACACAGAAGATGTCGAATACTTAGTGAATAACAAAATCAGTGTTTACTTCGGTGAAGTACTTGGCAAGCACTCTGAAATATCCGGGTGTGTGGCTGAAAGTGAAATCAAACAAATAACCACTGATGAAAATGTAATCAAGATAGTTGAAGAATATGGGCTTAACAGTGGGTATAATCCATTTGAATACACTCTTTGTACATCAGAAACGGAAGATATACCAGATAACGGAGTTGATTGGGATGATTGTACTGTACAAGAATACATAGACTTTATGAGGAAAGGTATAATACCCCAATATTACGAGAAAGATTATAAAGAATGGCTAAGTAGCCAAAAGGAGGATTAAATCATGCAAGACTATATTTCAGATTGGTTCATTCCTATGGATTTCGGTAATGATATGCCGGAGGAAGAACCAAGTGGTGAGGATAATTTCAATTCTGATTGAAGTATGGAAAAAAAATTTATACTAACAGATAAGTTTGTAATCAATTCTTTTGGAATAAAGTTATTCCAAATAAAGTGTACAAAATCTTTCAAATATGCCCAAAAAGGTGATTTTGGAGGATATGTTGAGAAAGAAGGGAACTTAGACCAAGAAAATGACGCTTGGGTGTTCGGCAATGCTCGGGTGTTCGGCAATGCTCGGGTGTCCAGCAATGCTCGGGTGTCCGGCGATGCTTGGGTGTCCGACAATGCTCGGGTGTCCGGCGATGCTTGGGTGTCCGACAATGCTTGGGTGTCCAGCAATGCTTGGGTGTCCGACAATGCTTGGGTGTCTGGATATGCTTGGGTGTCTGGAGATGCTCGGGTGTTCGGCAATGCTCGGGTGTCCGGCGATGCTTGGGTGTCCGGCAATGCTTGGGTGTCCGGAGATGCTGATATAGAAAACGACAACGAGCATTGCGGATTTGACGGTTTCGGCTCATGCAATCGCCACACTCACGCATATATGACAAAAGAAAAGAAAGTGGAAATAATCTGTGGATGTTTTCGTGGTAGCATTGAAGAATTTGAAAAGAAGGTGGAGGAAACACATTCGGGAACAGTCTACGAGAAGCAGTATAAATCCATAATCAATGTAATTAAAATTAAATTTGGATTGACTGATTTTACATAGTTTACTAATGATTTTTGGCACTTCCCAATTATGGTTAGTTGGTTCGATTTCCCTACGCCCTTTATAAATGGGGCATTAATGAACAAATGAACACTATTACAAAAATTTAACACATAATATTTCCCAATGTCATTATATAGTAGTATATTTGCTTCATGCAGGGATAGGAACGGAGTAGCTACCTTCCGACAAGCTGAAGTCAGTACGGCTTCCCTGTTCTTCTTTTTACTGGCAAGACATAATACTGACTAATATGCAATTAGTTTATAAATTTTACATCAATCATTCCGACAGGCTTTGCGCTATCTGCCGTGTTACGAACAACCTGTACAACCAGGCGTTGTATATCATTCGTAACGAGTTGAAGGATAACGACAGGTGGCTGTTCTATCCCGACTTGGACAGGATAATGAAAAATGTCACCAACCTTAAAGGTACGATAAATTACAGACTTGTGAAATCACACGTAGCCCAACAGACATTGCGCGTGCTTGACAAGGCAATGAAGGGATATGTCAAGGCTGTAAAGGATTGGTCCAAGAATCCGGGGAAGTATAACGGTAAGCCCGAATTGCCATGCTATCACAAACGTGGAGGGATGAGCAATGCTATATATACCAACCAGTCGTGCAAGATACATGACGGGTATATAATCCTTGACCATGACTTGAAAATACCCGTTCCGCAATGGGAGAAGTACAAGGACAGAATCGAACGGTTCAAACAGGTTAGGATAATTCCAAAACGTACATACATGACCGTGGAGGTTGTATATGATTGTGTCTGTTCGGATAATGTCGGTACTGGTATGGCTTCAATAGACTTGGGTGTGAATAACCTTGCCACATTGGTTTGCGGATGCAATGCTATGCTGTTTTCCGGCAAGGTTGTCAAGTCATACAACAGATGGTTTAACAAAACATTGTCCATGCTGCAATCCATAAAGGACAGGCAGGGAATAGACAAACTGACAAACAGGATGAGAAAGATGTATGAGAAACGTGAACGGTTTATGAATGATGCGATGCACAAGACAAGCAGGCGTATCGTTGATTATCTTGTATCACACCATATAGGCACTCTTGCTGTAGGCTACAACAAAGGATGGAAGCAATCCGTCAATATGGGCGGAGTAAACAATCAGAAGTTTACATTCATCCCTTTTGCGAGGTTGAGAAGCTGCCTTAGATACAAGTGTGAACTTGCAGGTATCAACTATATCGAACATGAGGAAAGTTACACTAGCAAATGTGATGCTCTAGCTATGGAGGATATATGCAAGCATGATAGCTATCTCGGCAAGCGTGTCAAGCGAGGGCTGTTCAAGTCGGCAGTTGGAAAGGTTATCAATGCCGATGTGAACGGTGCGCTTAATATAGGAAGAAAAGTATTCGGTGATTCATTTGTGATAGCCGATAGTGGGCGTTGGTATCGCCCCGAACGGGTTAACGTTCTAAAATGTGTGTGAAAATGCACATTAATGCCTAAAGATGGTGTTAGGTATGAAGAGGATGATGATTTTGAGGAATTTATCATTTGTGAAAACGAAGAAATGTTTAAGGAAACCGTAATAGAACTATTAAATAACAATAAATATGAAAACATTTTTTGAGTGTAAAATTCGCTACGAAAAAGTAGCAGAAAATGGGATGAATAAGAAAGTAAGTGAGAAATACCTAGTTGATGCGCTTAGCTTCACTGAGGCGGAAGCACGTATTATATCTGAAATGACACCGTTTATCAGTGGCGAGTTCACTGTTTCGGACATTAAACGCTCCAACTACAGCGAACTGTTCCCATCTGAAGAAGATGCAGCCGATCGCTGGTTTAAGTGTAAGCTGTTCTTCATTACTCTGGACGAAAAAATCGGAGCGGAGAAAAAGACATCATGCTATATGCTTGTTCAAGCAGCCGATTTGAGAGATGCTGTAAAGAAACTTGACGAAGGAATGAAAGGCACAATGGCAGACTATGTGATTTCATCCATAGCCGAAACCGCCATCATGGATGTATATCCGTATGAAGCGGAAAATGATTCCTGCTTATCGGAATACCCAAGTGGACACAAGACGGAAGCTGTCATAGGCGGAAAGAGCGTCATTGTAGACAAAACGGGAAATTCAACTGTAGTTTTACCTAGTTAAATTGTATATATATGTCAAACGAACAACAAAATCAGGTTTTTCATCATTGGAGAACTGGAAGTCAATCTGATTATGTGGGAGTAGAAATACTCCCTAACGGTCAGTCTATTATTGCTACAATATCCCATATCGTATGGGATGAGAATGCAAAGGTACAAGGTAGTAAGAAACCATCATGGATTGCTTACTTTAAAGAAACAAACCTTGTTCCTAAACCTATGCTATTGAACAGTACGAACCGTAAACGCCTTACCAAGCTGGCACAAACTGATTATCCTGAAACCATCCATGATTTCCGTGTAATATTATGCAAGGAACTGACACGTGACCCAAGCGATGGAGGGAAGGTATATGGATTGCGTATAGGACGTGATGTTCCACCGCCACCACAGAAAGAGAAAATGACGGTGAACTCTGATAAATTCAAGGCTGCATTGGAAGCATTGAAAAGTGGAAAATGCGACATTAATTACATCACATCAAGCTATGATGTAGACGCGGAAGCTATGAAGTTGTTTAACGAAGCGACTAAGAAATGATGGAAGCGGAAGAAAAAGAAAAATTATGGCTTATGAAGAGGTGTGGTAAAATCACCTCTTCCGCCATTGGAAAACTTATGGTTTCCGGGAGAAGGGAAATGACACCTTCCGAACTAGAGATTGCAAAAAAACAGGGTGTGAAGAGAAAGACAGTTGATGTTCCTTTCGGGGATACAGCTATATCTTATCTTTATCAGGTTGCAAGGGAGAGAAGGTTAAACAAACCATGCCGACATATATCCACTTCTGACATGGAGTGGGGAAAGGATCATGAAAAAGACGCTATCGAGTGTTTTAACCATAACACGTTCTCCAGACTAATGTCCTGTGCGGATGATTTTGACGAAATTGTTTTTGTCGATAATATCTATGATGGATATGGTGATTCTCCCGATGGATATGGATTTGATGTCAATGGTAAATTGTCTTATATAGCAGAAGTGAAATGCTTTACTTCTGAAAGTAAGATTGAATATTTGAGAGAAGCCACAAAGGAACAGGCTATAGAGGAATACTATTGGCAGCTAATGTCGCATTTCCTTTCCCATCCCGATGTAGATAAAATGTATTATATCGTATATGACGGCAAGTCAGATGATGATCCGTTTGATTTACGCCCAGTTAACGATCCGTCAAGACTTTTGTATTGGGAACTTGACAGATGCGATTATAAAGACGATATAGACAGGATGGAGGATAAGTTACAAATGGCTCTAGCTTATCTTTCACTCAACGAACGTGATGCAAAAAAATACCCAATAAGAAAAATAAATGACTTTGTTGGTGTTTCAAATACGTAACGGGTAATTGCGGAGTTACCACAAAAAGTTAATAATATGTCAACAAATATAACATTATCTAAAGAAAGTAGTGAAAGCGAAATTAAGGCGTATTTCAATGAAATATTAAAGCTATCACAATCAGATAACGAATTTCCAGTAAATTTTGATGATGTATGGATGCTTGTTTATCAAGACAAGCATAAAGCAGTAAACGAACTTAAAGAAAAGTTTATTGAAAGTGTTGATTATCAGGCAATCACCCAAAAAGTAAAATGCCAAAATGGAATCGGTTATTCAAGAAGAATTGATTATCATATTACTGTTCCTTGTCTTGAATTTTTTATTGCAAGAAAAGTAAGATCAGTATTTGAGGTTTACCGACAAGTATTCCATCATACCGTTAATAAGATTATAGAGAATAAGTCAATTGATAATCAACCAACCATATCGGATAAAATGAATGCAGCTACATGGGCGGCAAAGTTCTTGAACTTAAATGATAATTCAAAGTTGATTATCGCAAAACAGATACTTGACCCATTAAATATATCTCTTCCAGATTATACATCATCGAAAGGGATATTAAAGTCTGCCTCTGAGTTGTTATCTGAAAAAGGAATTAAAATTTCCGCACAGGCATTTAACAAGGCAGCTATTGAAAAAGGATACCTATGCGAATTGAGCCGAAATTCTTCACACGGTAAGAAAAAACGATTCAAATCAATCACGGAAAAAGGTCTTTCTTATGGGGAAAACCAAGTAAGCCCGAATAATCCTAAAGAAACACAACCGTTGTGGTATGAGGATAAGTTTGAAGATTTATTGTCTAAATTGTTATGACTACATTGATCAAGCACAACAAACCTAATCGTGGGGATGAAATAATCATCCCCTATCTTGCCATAGAAAACAATATCAACTTTATCATGCTCAATGGAGGTGTAGGTGATGTTGAACTTATGGACGGAACGAAATGTAAGTCAACAAGCTGCACTCCTATCAAATTTGATGATGCAGGAGATGATATATATCGTATATATGGTATAGGAAAAGAAGCATGGAAAATGGCATGGCTGAAAAGAGTACATGCCATGAGTGATGAAATTGTAAAACTAAAGTTAGATTTCAATGCCAGCAATTAGCGAATTATGGATAGATTATCCAATATCTTACCGTGACGAAAAAGGAAGGTTCGTCAAAGGTCATAATTACGGATTCAAGAAAGGAAGGGAAGTATCGGATGAGGAACGTGAAAAGAAAAGAGTTATTATGAAGGAACTCATAAAGAAACGAAAGGAAAACGGTTCTTATCTCGGCCATAGAAACAATACAAGGGCTGTCATTGCGATAGAGGATGGCACGAACAGATTCCTATGCTTTGAAGCCTGTTGTGACTGTGAGAGGAAATTAGGTATGCCACAACGCTCATGTAGTTCTTTCTGTAAGGGTAAAAACGGGCATAGATGGAGAAACTTTAAATTATTTTACGAGGATGAATACGGATTACGTTGACAACTTTGAAAACTATGACAGGAAGCTAATCAAACTAAATAGCGACACTGCCATTTTGCTTCACATATTCAAGAAAAAACCAAACCATCACTTCGAGGATTGGATGGTTCTTCAAGACAATGAGGAATACTTCAAAAAGGAATGTGTTCCTGATTACGAAGATGCCGCCAGGCAGTTTATCAAGCAGTTTGAAGGAGAAGAGTGCATGGCTTTTGTGATTGCATTGAAAAACGAACTTGAAAGAATGATACAAGAAGATGAGTACAAACGAAATCAAGCTAAGGGATTACCAGGAGGTGGGGATAACCCGTCTGAGAAATTCCCTGACTAATCATAAGCATGTCATATTTTCAGCCTGTGTAAGTTACGGCAAAACGGTCATAATGAGTTTTATGGCTAAAGGTGCTGTTGAAAAGGGGAATAAGGTGCTTATCGTATCCCACAGATCTGAACTTATGACACAGACAGGGGGAACGTTGGAAAGAGTTGGCATACAGGCTGAATACATCTCTCCTAAACACAGGAACATACCTAAAGGTCTAGTAGTATCCGCAATGGCTCAAACTCTCCGTAGAAGGCTCGAAAAACCCGAATGGGTTGAATGGGTTAAAAGTGTATCTCTCTGTCTGATAGACGAAGCGCATTCGTCTGACGCGGATTATCTCTTTGAGTCTGGTTTGCTTGATGATAAGTATGTAGTAGGTCTTACAGGAACCCCGATGAGAAGTGGAAACCAAAGGCAGCTTGGCATGAACTATGAAGAGATTGTAGAAACCGCCCAGATACAGGATATGATGGACCGGGGAAACATAACCAAGTTGAGAACGTTTACAGTTGATGCGCCCGACTTGTCTAAGGTTAATACCGATTATCGTACAGGTGACTTCGATAGCAGGCAGATGGGGGCAGTGTTCAACAAGTCTGTACAGTACAAGGGGGTGATTGAAAACTATATGCGTATCTGCCCGATGAAAAAAGCAATCTGTTTTGATGCCACACAGGCAAATGCGATAAGAATGTGCGCTGAATTTAATGAAGCTGGCATACCTGCAAAATTCCTCATATCAGGTATAGACAAGAACAAACCTGATGAGTTGGCATTATATGAAAAATACAAGCATCTTACAGGAAACAGGGAACAGCTTATCAAGGATTTCCATGACGATAAATTCACCGTTATATGCAACAGTGGCATATTGTCTACGGGATACGATGAAACAAGTATAGAGGTTTGCATATTAAACCGTGCTACACAATCCGTTCAGTTTTATATCCAGGCAACTGGCAGGGCTATACGGCTTCACCCAAATAAAACGGAAGCATTTCTCCTAGACTTCGGTGGTAACATATCACGGCTCGGCAAGTTTGAGAAAGAACGTAAATGGGCTTTATGGCATAACAAAGGGAAATGTGAAGGGATACAAGGAGTGAAAGAGTGTAAACAGTGTGGTAAATATATTGCCATAACCGCTTCGGAATGCCCTTTCTGCGGATATGTATATCCTACCGAAAAGGAGATAAGGATGGCGGAACTGCAAGAACTGGTAGGAGATTTAAAATTTGAACAAATGACGCCTACTCAATTTTTCCAGTATGCGGAACTTAAAGGATACAATACTTATTGGGCAATACGGCAGTTGTATATCAGAAATACGGAAACTGATTTTCGTAAAGCCATGAAAGAATGCGGATATTCCAGCAAGTTTATATGGGGTTATATTCAAAGAAACAAAAAATAACATTATTTACATTTGCAAAATATTTTTGTGAAATAAATATATCTACTTTTGCGTTATGAAAAACAACATTAGGTAAACAGTACATTGGACAAGTTAGAAAAAGAAATAAAACAATACTTAAACATTTAATCATGGGAAAGAATTTACTTAATAACGATGGTAAAATTGCCTTGTTTCACGAAACGATAAGGCTTGACTTTAATCTGCCTAAATACTCCGTTATAGAGCAGAAAGATCCTAATCCAAGTGTAATGTCTTATGATTTCCTAAAACAATACATGGAAAGCAATGACAAGGAAGGAGTGGCGGAATTTAATCTTACCGTTTCACCGACAATGCTTGATTCTGTAAAAACAAACCAGGAGCACAAGCAAGTGATAATGCCTCTTCTTGACAGAAAACATAAGGAAAGTTCATGGTTAAAAAAGATTAAGGATTATGTAGACGAATACAGAAGATCAAAGTTTGATGTAATACATTTCTTCTCTGAGGTGAAGATACAGACAGAAAACGAGATGAAGCAATACAGGGATAGGATAAAAGACTATATACTGATGCTAGGTTATGCTGAAAGATCTGGTCAACACGCCTTGAAAGAAAAACTGTTCCGAAATATGGTGATATGTAAATACGAAAGCATATTGTTCAGCAAAGGATTATACAAGGCTATATCAGAGGAAAATCTTATGAAGTTTGCAAAAGGATGCCCGAAAAATCTATGCCTTGATTATATTTCTGACTATACTAGAATCATACCATTTGACATAATTAGGAAAAAGACTGACATAGACAAATATGAAATATTCGACAACTATGTTATCCTCCATTATGACTTTGATAATAACGGAACAGATTTACCATCTGACAAGAAAAAAGAAGAGGTGGAAAAAAGAAAAGATCCTATTCTGTTTGGTGTTATTGCAGGAAGCAACAAACTATACTTCATCGGTGACTGGATTGACGAGTATTGCGATTTGCGGTTCGATGATGTGGTAAAACAATGCACGGACGATTTCTTGTCAGAAAACATTTCTTTGGATGATCTTGCAAAATAGCAACACAAAGCCTTGCAGGAACGGAGAGTATTGCTGCTGTCGCTGCAAGCATAGATACACGGTTATTGTGGATGGATTGTTTGTTGGATACGTATGCTACATTCCTTGGTTTGAAAAACACGTTGCCATGAAGATAAGAAACAGCGGACATGACATGTGTGAAGGATTCGAGATGGTTGATAACAAACTTTAACCTTTTATTCTTCTCACATATCACATTTCGTGATACCTTTGCCAAATACAATTTTTTTATTATGGCTGAGGAAAAACGATCTGCGGAAGAAAAGAAAATGCAGAAAGATATAGTAGTTAGTTACAGGAATGAGAAGGAAGGTAAAGAATGTAGGGGATTGCTTGTGGCATTTTTTTCCGAACTTCTCCATCCTGCTGTAAGTGGTAACAAGTCGGCTGAGTTCCGTGCTCTAGGGGCAAAGAAAAGTATGCCTGACCTTGCTTATATACATGACGGTAAGATATATGGCATAGAACTTAAAATGCCTGACAGTAACCATGACCGTAATCACATAATAGAACAGGCTGATGTGATGGCTACATATTTCTTTAGAGGATATTTCGTATGGTCTAAGGAAATGTTGTGGAATATTCTTGACGCTATTGAGCGTGGTCAGCCAGGAATGTCAAATACACTACAAATAAAAGATTATTGTATGCGTAACAGCACTACAAAAGTAAGTTTTGAAAAAATAATTAAAGAGTTGTTTCAATGAATAAGATAGTTTTTGATAGAAAAGTTTTATATTCAACGTTAAACTCAGCCAAAGCCTGCCTTTCCGATACAGGCTTGACGATATTGAAATGTTTCCGTTTTAAATATGTAGCATCAGAAAATTCAATAGAGGTTACTTCATACAATAACCTTAATGAGATGCGTTTGATCATTCCAGTTGTTGATTCAGACTGTAATGACGGACAGGAGTTTGCAGTAGACGGAATAAGACTTGTAAAGCTGCTCAAAACAGTAAAGGATTCCATTGTTACGGTAAAGATATATGATAAGGATATAATATTCTCTTACAATGGCAGTGAAGCGTCTTTCTTTGCGGAAGATGTAGAATCTTATCCTGATATTAAAATGGGTAAGCGTGGTACCGGGATAAGGGTCAACTTGAACAGGAATGATCTGTATAGAGCATTAAAAAGGAACATAGGATTTAATGATATCAGTGACGTTGTGACCAGCCTTAGTGGAGTGGGGATAAATTTTATTTGTTCCAATAATTGCATTGATATATGTTCGTCCGATAAGATTGTATTTGTAAGAGATGTTATAGAATGTCAGCCGGATATATCCAAGGACTTGTGCATAAATGTAATGCCTACTTCGGTAAAGGAAGCGTTATCTTTTCTTGAGATGTTGTCAGAAGAAAATGTAACTGTTTCTGTATCTGATGATGAAAGGGTGATGTCTATATATTATGGGGATTTCGGTTCTGTCTTTAATTGTACGCTGATGGAGGTTAAGTTTGTAAACTACACACCATTGGTAAACAATATAAAATCAAACTTTAATTACTTTATTAAAGCAAGAACTAGCGACTTGATAGATTCCCTTTCAAGAATAAAGGTAATGTCAGATGTGTATAACATATCACATTTTGTTTGCAGGGAGGGAGATAATAAAATGGATATAACATACACAAATGATGCAGGGTATAAAATATCGGAAAATGTCGGAATTGAAGGATATTGTCAAGGGCGTTTGGATTGCAATCTGAATATTGAAAAGATGATTAACGCATTGAAAGTGTTCCCTGGGGATTATGTCACATTGGCATATACCAATCCTGAGAATAATGCTCCTATATGTATCATTAATGAAGAGGGTAATTATAAATTAATGTGCGTAGTAAACATTTTTAAGAGTTGATAACTATTGTTTAACCTATCGAATATACCGTTTTATTATTTTTGCAACAAAAATATATAACTCATGGAAAACGAAGAAAGAACAATTCAGATTCTCGCTGAAACAATAGATAGGTTAAACAAGACGATAGAATCACAGAACAGGTTGATTGAGGATTTAAAAAACAGACTTGAAACAATTCAGAACGAATATAGCCCTTCAATTATGACTGTAGGAGTATTGATAGAAAAGTTGAATAATACAAAGACAAGAAGCGGAAAGGTAAGATTTGAAGCATTATCCAAACATATAATGCCATATCTTACCAATCAGCTTTATGACGAGTATGATTTTAATGATGCCATTCCTACGTTCAAGGAAGTCCCGTCCGTTGAAAAGCCTGTCAATCGTGACATGATAGATGATATGATCAATGTTATAAAATCAAAGAGAAAGATAAGCGAATCATCCCAAAAGGCATATCTTTTAATGCTTAAAAGAATATTGTCCGAATCAAAAGAGATGAGCAAATATATCAATGATTATATTATCTCACTCAACGTAAAATCTCCTTCAAATATATCTCTTACGGATGAAGAAATAGAATTATTCTGGAATGTCGAGCCGTTTAACGTTACAGAAAAAATAGTAAAGAAATTGTTTCTGATTCAATGCTATACTGCCATGAGATATTCCGATATTTTCAGATTGAAAGATTCTATGATGGAGGGAAATGTTATTTCGTATATATCAAAAAAGACAGGTAAGAACGTTGAGGTTCCTGTACCTTTCAAGATTATAGAAATGATAAAAGAGGTTAGATCGTTCGATAAATACAACATAGAATCTTCCTTAAAGACTACTATGAATGAAGTTCTACCAACCCTTGGATGTAGAGCAGGTATAAACAAGCAGGTATTTGTAAGACGGGCAAATGTACTTATGAAAGGGCCGAAGTACCAGTTCATCAAAACACATACAGGACGTAGAACAGCTATTACCAGATGGGCTAATATGGGAATACCAGAAGGAGAACTGAAATCTATGGCTGGTCATTCTGATATAAGAACTACGAACAGATATATTACTGCAAGCGTATCAAATAAAACAAAAAATATTTTAACGGATGGAAATATTGGAGAATGTGCTGTCGATTGAAAAAACGAAACACCTGCAAGAACTTGGAGTGAATACAGGTAACGCATCAATGACTTGGATGTTATATCCTTATGAGGAAGGCAAACAACCACAATTATCTTTACGAGAGTGGAGAACTTTCAAGGAACCGTTCAGAAAAGAACATTGTATTCCTGCATTTACTTTGCTTGACATCCTGGAACTGTTACCAAAAGAGATAGAAACAGGAACGGATACTTATTGGATTACAATGTATTTTAGTGACAATTGTTGGCATATATGTTATTCAATGTCGGATGAATTTGATTATTATCAAGAATTTTTATCTTACTCATTAATTGATGCATCTTATGAAATGCTATGTTGGTGCGTTGAGGAAAGATTGATACCATGAAGATAAAACGGAATTAATTCAAAACAAAATCATAAACGAATTAAATAGCCTTGGACGGGCTTTGTAAAATCCTTAAATATTATGACATTTGAACAAGAAGTTGTAGAAAACAAAAGATTGCGTCAAGAAATTGATGCTAAGATTCAAGAAGTAAAAAATCTTCCGACAAGTAGAGAACGCAGTCTTACCATTACGAAACTACAAGAAGCTGTTATGTGGCTCGGCATGGATTTGAAACGGTTGGGTACTACTAACCCCTATCCGTCAAGTAAAGACCCATCAACGGGCACAACGATAGAACCAACCGCTGACGGATTGAAATTATGATTACTCAGCAACATATTGATGCTTTAAGAAAGTACCTTGGGGAAGAAAACCTAAGGTACTTCCGACACCTGAAAGGTTTGAAAGGAAATGTCTTTCCCGTCCTAAGGCTGAATTTCAAAAGAAAACACATTCCGGCTTACCCTGTAGGATTACGAGAAGGTATGCAAATAAGAAATTGGATGCGTACAAATTTTCCTGAATTCAGAAATATATCTCAAAACAAAATAGAAAAATATGCGGAAGAATTAGTGGAAAAAGCAATAATTGATTAGAGTAAAACAAGAAAGAAATGAGTAAAACAACAATTTATTATCTATTCCTAGTAGCAATGTATATGCTGCTAGGATAGGTGGAAAGGAGATATATGAAACAGACAGTAGAAGAAGCGGCAAAAAAATATTCCAATGATTGCAGAAACAGGCAGCTTCATTGTGAACCATACTGCATTGTTGACTTTATTTCTGGTGCAGAGTGGCAGTCAAAGCAATCGCCTTGGATAAGTGTTAAGGAACGGTTGCCAGAACCAAACAAGCTTGTCCTTTGCAGAATGGTATCAAATGGAGCGATTGTTAGTGGCTATATCGTTGTTTCATCCGGGAGATCGCCATACGTTGCGACAGACGGAGGATTTGAATTTGAGGATTGGAACGACTACGAGTGTGACATGTGGATGCCCATCCCGTCTTTCGATGATATACTCGAAGCTAACATGGATGTACTTGAACGAATTAAAGAGAAAGGGGACTAATATGGAAAGGTACAGAATCATACGAGGAGAAGGGTGCAACGGTTGTATTCCCATAATAATATATTGGGTACAAGTCAGAAAAGACAAACGTATTTCATACGAATGGGTGAATGTAAAGGGCTTTGACACCTATAAGAGAGCTAAAGAGTTGTTGAATGTTTTAAAATGAGGAATTGATTATGAGCAAATATAGATACAGAGAAGTAAAGAACTATATCCATAACGAACTAAAGTTGACTAAAGAGGATATAAAGGATATAATAGTTTCAATCGTGAAAGAGGAAGTTAAACGTATCTTCCATAACACCTATGGGGACGATGTTAATATAGAGAGGTGGATTCGTTGTATGGTTTCTGACGAGATAAAGAAAAACGGTGATTTCTTAATGATAAGAAATTTGTGTAGGGAGATAATTAAGGAGGAAATTGTCGATAGGTTGTCAATTGATATAAGCCTTAAAAAGAAGGAGGAATAATTATGAGTATGTTTACGTTAGAGGAAGTGAATCAAGCGATCAATATGGCAGTTGACGAAACATCTAGAAAGGCAGTTGAAGTTCTTTCGTCTGTATTGGACAATTGGGTACATGGCGGTGATGCAGATTGTATCATTGCGGAGTTTGAGGAAAAGTTAAATGAAGCGATTAATGGATAAAAGATGATGGGTGTATAGATGAAAATCATGAAAGGAAATATATTTGACAAAATAAGAAAAGCATCTAATAAATACATAGAGTATATGATTGCTTGTGATGATATATCCAAAGAAGCACAAAAACATATAGATTGGGATGATAATGTTTCATGTGAATATTATCCGTCTGATGGAATATGTATAATGATAGACGAGCATGTTTGTTATGCTAATACATTCTTTGACTTGGTAGAAGAATCAGAAAACGGTATGATTGATAGGAAAACATATATGAGAAATTGTATTTGATTATGGAAATAAATAACGGAATAATAATAGACGGAGTGTTGCATGAATTGTGCGTTGGAATATGTGATGAGTGCTCATTACAAAATGAGTGTGATGATAGTTCAGAAATCATTTGCGATATAGCTTATGAAAACCCAAACATGGACCAGTGCTTTGTCAGTCGTGGGAAAGTAACGGATATTAAGATAGATAAGGAGGAATAATTATGGGATTTACAACACCGTGTTTTATACGCAAAAATACACAGGAACTTCGGAGAGGGCTGGAAGAATTGGGGTATTCACATGGTAAGCCTAAATATTATGCAGATGATGATAATAAGTATGATTTTATTATGTGTCATAATGGAATATTCTTTTTACTATCCCAAAAGAATCATGTGATAAGAAATGGGCATCCTTTGAAAAAATATGGAAGTGTTGATTGCGGAACGAATGAAGAACTATTCCTGGCTATCGCTGCATTGAGGGATGATAGTAACTACATGCAGTGGTTTATAGCAGATTCCATTCTTAGCGTTTCTTATGGCGATTCTATTGGTAATGATCATTATTTCACAGAACTCAAAGGCATTATGTTCTTTTGGGATGAAAATTGGGATAATGCAACCATTATTTCAGGACGTTATCACAAGGCCACCGTAAACGAACTGATTGAACATTTTAAAACAAAGGAGGAACAATGAAAGCAAGAGTAAAATCAACAGGAGTTTTGGTAGATGTAACTCCCCAATTAAACATCAACTCTCAACATAGCAAAGATTATTTATATGTATGTGATAACATGGTTTACAGAGAATGCGAACTTGATTTTTCAGCTATTGACTGGGAACAGAGGCGATATGAACTAGCGAAAGCTGCCATGCAAGGATTTTGCAGCAATTCACATGAACAGGTAATGAATGCTAGTTTAAATATGACAGTAGAATGGAGCCTTGGTTTCGCTGATGCGCTAATAAAGAAATTGAAAGGAGAATAAAATTATGACCGAAGAACTTGTAACATTAGAAACAGCAAAGATGCTGAAAGAGAAAGGGATGTTTACAGATATAGAATTTCCTACTCAATCCGTTGCCCAGAAGTGGTTACGTGAAACCAAAAATATTCATATATGTGTATATAACTGTGCTTGTGGCTATGGATACGAAATATCTAAAGCTGACAATGGAACTCATATAACCAGTTCTGTTTATGAAGGACCTAATGATGGTGGTAAATGGGATGTCTACGAAGACGCACTTGAAGCTGGTTTACAGGAAGCATTAAAATTGATATAAATATGAGCCTTAGGCGGCTTTGTAAAACCCATATAAACAATGATGAAAAGAATAATTACTGTCCAAGACATGATTGACGAACTAATGTTAGTTGTCAATAAGGATGCTGAAATAAATATCGTAATGAATACAGGAGATTATCAAACTGAATACATTCCTGATCTATATGATTTTTCTGTCATTGATTTTACTGATGTACATCCTGATGATGGAAACTCGGAAAATAAAGTGGTAATAGAAATGTTTCGTTAAAAGAGAAATAAATAACACTCAAAACATAAAAGAAATGAATACAACTTTTGAAAGATCGTCTAATAGTACCGATGAATGGTACACACCGAAAGAAATTATAGACGCATTAGGTGAATTTGATTTAGACCCATGTGCCCCCATGCACCCTCTTTGGCCTACTGCAAAAATCATGTACAACAAGCAGGACAATGGTCTTATACAAAATTGGGGGGGGCGAATTTGGCTTAATCCTCCGTACTCCAAACCGCTTATGTGGCAGTTTGTAGAGAAATTGGCAGAACACGGCAACGGTATAGCACTACTTTTTAACCGATGTGACAGCAATAAGTTTCAATACATCATCTTCAAGAAAGCAACCGGTATGATGTTTTTGAGGAATCGAATAAAATTCTTCCGTCCAGACGGAACTCGTGGGGATTCTCCTGGCTGTGGCAGTATTCTCATCGCTTTTGGTGAGGATAATGCAGAAATATTGAGAACCTGCGATATTGCAGGCAAGTACGTTAGAATAAATTAGAATGACAAAAAGATGAATAAAGAAGAATTTTTAAGCAAAAGATACGCCATTGATTTAAAGCTAAAAGAATTGAATGGAGAAAGGGAACAGTTGGAAAAGGAATACATTGAATCTAACCAAGGATTCCCTATTGGAAGCAAAGTCTGTATAACGGTCCCGGCTCATGAAAGGATATTAGTTCCCGAAGCGAAGAAGTTAGCCTATATTGCAGATTATGAGATTGATGATAATGGAGAGGTTGTCCCCTCTTTAAGACAGTTGGATTGCAATGGGGGCATGTCAGCAATACCTTTATTTGTTAATTTAAAGAAGGCTATAATTGAATTAGTGTAAATCGAATTAGGAATGAATATGAGTGGAAAAGATGTATTAAGGCTATTACTTATCAGTTACGGTTTTTGCCGTAATATTGAGATAAATACTTATATTGGAGATGGTGGATGTATTGGTTACGAAGTATCGGCTAGTAATGACGATGGCATTGAATACTATGCAGTAGATTGTGAAGGTTTACTTTTTCATATATACGAGATACAGAAATTTATGAGAGATGGAAATATTGAACCTCGTTTAATGCTTGGAAACTCTAGCAACAAACATCTTCTTTCAGATGAGTCTTTAAATAAGCTACTGAATATGTCAGAGAATAAAAATTACTGTAAAACAAACCCTTATGAATAGGCGTAAAACAAGAAAGAAATGAATATAAAGAGATTGATAAACGAAATCGGAAGCTCGTACACCTCATATAGGCAACATTGCGATAAAGTAGCGATAGAAGCTCAAAAGTATATAGATTGGGACAACGATATAGGTTGTAAATACTTCCCTTCTGATGGAGTTTGTCTTACAACGACAGACGCATATGTTTGTCCAGCTACTGCTTTCTTTGAAGTAATCAAAGAGAAAGGACAGATTTCTCAATCGGAGTTTAAAAGTATTTGTGTATAACTGATATAGATATGAACAATTTAAAACTATATATTGCCCGTGACGAAGGCAAATGGGATGAAGATGTACAAAAGGCAGGAGAATTGAACCTGTTCTACGATACTCCGGAACTTCTGTTTGATATAGACGAACGAATATCATATTGGGGTAATTCCCGAAAGATAGCGAATATTCCCTCTTATATGTATCCTCAAATCAAGGATAAAGAGTGTTATGTTTTCAACAATCTTGAATTATACAAAAGTTTTAACTGATAATAGAGAGGATAGGCAGTTAGCCTATCTTCTCTTTTCGTATTTTCTTTTCATTTTTCTTCTCTCCACCCGTGTCATTCCCATGCTTTGAGCAATACCGAACAGTATTTCCTTTTCCGAATCGTTAAGCATATCATATACTTCTTCTTTGCTTTTTCCGCTAATCATAGCCATAAAAATCTTTTTCATAATGATTTATTTTAGTTTTTTCTTACAACAATCGCAAATTTCGTCTTTTATAGGCTTTGTAAATAAAGCACCTACATATCCTGCAAGATATCCGGCTTCTTCTGATGAAGGCTTTATGCCGTAATAGTCAATTATATGACCAATCATGTGTTGTTTTTCATGCTCCAGTGTATTCATAAATTCTTCATCAGACGTACTGTGACTGATAATAATTACAGTACACTTGTCGTTTGAATATGTGACACCATAATTGTATTTTTCAGTCTTTATCTTATCCGTTATCCTGTTCAGCAAATGAAAAGGACAGCCAATATATTCCAGTCTGTATATCGCTCTTAAATAAGAGTATTTATCCACAGAATAGAATACATCAACCGTCCAATCATATTCCTCAATGTATAGTCTTTGGCGTACCATAGCAATCAGATATAATCCTCCCAAGAGAAAGGTGTTCCACAGGCTATACACTTTGCATAATACTCGTCAAGAGCACGGGTAGGGCTTCCGTCAACATCGTCAAGATAGTCTTTTACAAACATACAGGCATATTGTTCATTGACTATGGATGAACCCATATAGTCGGCACGTACCATATTCAATACATAAACCTTGTTGTATTCCACATCATTCTTCAACTCAACATTGAATTGCTTCATTAATGCTTCTACTTGATCCTTGTCATACGGGTGTATTTTGTTTCCGTTCCTGTCTTTCATTTTGGAAACGGCATATTCACATAATTTCTTAGAGAAGTTCCATCCGTGTTCTGCAAGATATTTTTCCATTCCAGAAGGAAGTTTCTCATATACATCTAATCTTGTTCTTTCCATAGCTTTTGTTTTTAAAAAGATAGCCCGTAGCAAACCACTACGGGCTTAAACCAATTTAATTAGCGTCTACGTCTGGCGTAAGGACCAGTACCTTTGACTCCTCGTCTTTCTCCGTACTCATCATCATCATCCCACATTCTTTCGCCATAACCGCCTCCACTTCGTCCGCCACGTCCGCCACGTTCACCATAGCGATCTTCCATCTCTTCCATAGCGTCACGATAACCTTCTTTATACGCTTTTTCTAATTCCCGGTCCATATCTTCACCTTCAAAGCTACGGCCCATTCCATATACTTTCCAACCCATAGTGTTTATTTTTTATTGTTGTTATTATTATTGTTTGTATGTTGCACGTCAGGCAATTTGATACCAGAAGCAGCAAGTTGTGCAAGTATATCCTTTATCTGTGACAATTCACCTTTAAGTTCCTTCATCTCCTTGTCCTGCTGCGCCTTCTCGGCAAATGCAGGATTCAATGCTGTAAGCATCTCATCGCAGCTTTTGATTACTTTCTGATGGTATTCCACAGATTCCACAACCCTTACACTACTTATTTTCATTGCTTCTATCTCTGCATTGATGGCATCCTTGCTTTCCGATACAACCACATTTCCGCCTACTTGGGAAAAGTCTGCTATACTAAGATTGGCTGGCAACTTTTGAAAATCAAGAGTATCATCTCCAACCTTAACTTTCACATCCACAACCATTTCATTTTGCGGAAGAGGATATGCTGTATATCCGTTCTGATATTTAGGAACAGGATTTGAAACACTTACCACAGTGCCCACATCACATCTTGGGTTTTCCCCTTTATGCAATATGAAAAACTGCTGTCCTTGTCGTATTGATTGAAACATACTTATTCTAACTTTTTAATATCATTTTACAGTGCTTCTAGCCTGTGCGGCAGTAGCAGGTGCAACGATATGATTAACTACTTGAAATATCCCATTACATTTGTCGTAATAGACAAAGTATTTATTGCCTTGTGAAATCTCACTTGATGGCATTTGATCTCCAGAACCGTTTACCAAAGGAACCTTGCTTGTGGATGTTGATGTGGTATTTGTCAGTGTGGTAGCCACAGAAACAAGATACCCGTCAGATCCGGCAGCAGGAACATGATTTACACTCAAGAGCAAAATACCTTGATTTGGCAATCGCCTGAACAGGCACGGGCTAATACCATAGATAACCTCTGAATTTGTCGTGTCTGTTGTTACAGAAGATGTCCGAACAAACGGTATCCCTCCAAAGTCAAGTCTATGTACTCCTTTAAAACGGTTAGCGTTATATCCCATCATATAAGGATTAAAAAAATAACTCATAACTTTTCCCTTTCTTTAAAATTTTACTATTTTTGCATCGGGATAGATAGGAGTGATCAGCCTATTGAAAAGGGTTCGCTAACGCCCTTCCCTCTTTTTTCTATGTTAGCATCACTAAAACTAGTTAGCAATGACAAACAAAGATTTCATTAAGAGCATCTCCTTGGAAGGAGAAATTTGGAAGGACGTAATCGGATATGAAGGATTATATATGGTTTCTTCATTTGGACGGGTTATTTCATTAGAGAGACAAGTGCCAAATGGAAAATCATATAGAACACTTCCTTTTACTATTAAAAAACCAAATATCATCAATGATAGAGTTAATTATAAACGATATGAATACCATTTATATAAAGGTAAAAGAGAAAGAAAAGCAATAACTGCACATAGAATTGTTGCTACTGCATTTATTCCTAATCCTAATAATTATCCTTCAATAGACCATATAGATGGAAATCCGTTTAATAATCATATCTCTAATTTAAGATGGTGTACTAACTCTATGAACATGAATAATCCTATAACAAAGAAAAGAATTTCATTAGCTAAAAAGGGAAAATTAAATAATTCTAAGAGTATTCCAGTAGTTCAATTAAAAGATAATGAATTAATCCAAATTTATCCTTCTGCTATGGAAGCTAAGAGAAAAGGATATATTTTATCTTCTGTTTTAGAATGCTGTAAAAGCAAATTGAAACACCATAAAGGATATAAATGGATGTTTTTATCCGATTACGAAGCCCAATTCAATAAGTCAAAGAACTCTTAACTAAACTTTAGCAATTGCAACCACAGTTGTCACCAGCAGCATAACCTGCACCAAAACCAGCCATGAACGGATAACCTCCATAGCAGCAATTAGGATTTGGCACAAAGTATGCTGGAACAGGGGCGGGTGCTCTAAGCTGTCCAACGATATTAGCGGTCTGTGCCTGCTGAGAAGCAGCTAAAGCTAAATTGCTATTTTCCTGTCTCAGAGCATCAATCTTGTTTTGCATTTCACGCATTTCAAGCTGACAGAACTTGTCATTGATGATTGCGCTTTGAGCATCAATCTTAGCAGATATGATGTTGAACTGAGTGTTTGCATTGCTAGTCAGAGTGTTGGTCTGCTCTACAGTAGCCAAACGGCTATCACATCCTTGACGTTCAATAGCTGTACGGATATCGCAGCAGCAAGAAGCAAGCTGAGAACCGATAGCTGCACTATTGGACTGAATTGAGTTGATGATCTGTTGAGAGGAAAGACCTACCTGGTTACCAACTTGCTGAATCTGTCCTTGAATTTGGCAGATAGCATTCTGCAACTGTTGAGTAGAGCAGTTCAAAGAACTAGCCAACTGATTGATAGCTGTTCCGTTTCCTTGAATAGCGTTCATCAACAATTCACGTCCTGCTTCATTGTTCAATTGAGCAGGGATTCCGTTTGCTCCATTGCCAAACCCGTTACCGAATCCGTTACCACCCCACAGGAAGAAGAGCAGGATAATCCAGATCCACCAACAACCAGCACCACCCCAAGCGTCTTGATTGTTTTTATTGCTCATAAGAGCGGCAACCATATTGGGGTCTAATCCTTTATTCTGCAACAGTGCAGGAATCATTGACATAATACCTGCGCTTTCTCCAGCGGCAGGATTGTCGAACATAAAAATTTTGTCTGAACCCATAATATTGTAATTTAATGTGTGTGTATTATAACTCCCGTAAAGACTGTGCACTCATCTTTACGAGTGTAAATTTACAACATGGATTGCCTAAACAAAAATAAAAATTTCGCAGTATAACCTATTGTGTTTCAGATAGTTTAAAGTTGTTAAAATAAGTTATTTGCTTGTGTGTTGTTTTTCCTATTCGTATATTAGCGCAATAATTTTAAAATAGAGGAATTGAAGATGAAAGAATTAAAAAAATGGAATAATAATCCAATAAAGATTACGTATTTAATACCTAGTGGAAACAAGTACGCTTATATAAAATTAGGTGACACTGTTGATCTGACGAACGGAACATATAAAATAACCGCTTTGGATAATGAAGAAAACATTTTCCAAGCGGTTAATATGGAGAATAAAGATGATTGTGTTACAATGTATGCGTATGAGGTTGTATAATTTCCCTAGCTTTTAGTCTTGTATTTGCCCCTTGACTTCTTTGGACGTATAAGCCCGTTATTTTTAAGAGCATCCAATGTTTCTTTCAAATAAACGGGTTTTGTCATTCCTTGTACTCTCACGGGAGATAATAACGGTTGTACGGGATGAAACTTAGTGCCTTTGTATGTAAGCCTTGCAAATTCTGTATCGCTTACATCGAGATATTTTATGGCATTTTCTCTATCAAAATAAGACGGTATGATAGTTGATCTGTTTATTGCGTCAGTAAGGAAGTTGAACTGTTCCGCATCAACATTCGAGTTTCCGCTTTTCAATGCTAGAGATATCCCGTCAAGTAAGGAAGCTAATATAGTGTTATAATTCATGCCCATGTCCTACTCAATAGATGAAATATTCGCTGTTCCTGTAATATTTACCTTGCTTCCCGGTGTAACTGAAAAATATTCCACTGTTCCTGCTGGAAGAAGCATTCCTGTTGGTGCTATCCTGCTTGACCTGCTTTTTGTTTCCTGTACCAATGAGATACGGCATCCTTCTGATGTGGCTACCCTTATCAAGTTTGACAATACTGTGTACTCCTTATCGGTAACATCTTCGGATGCTGATATTCTTGCAGCTACTATACCTTTTAACGCTTCATCTTTTGAAGCGTTTTTGGTGGAGAAATATCCACCTATCTGTTGTTTGTCATTGCTCTCCATATCCTTTTAAGTAAGATTGTTTAACACTTTCGGCAAACTCGTTCAGCTTTACATAATCTGCATCAAGTTTGTTTAAAATACCTTTTCTGAGAGCCGCTTCTTCCTCACCGTTGGGAAATTCATCCTTTATGGCGGCATCTACCGTTTTGTCGTATGATACAGGGTTCTTTACACGCTGTACATCGGCTTTCCACTTTTTGACGAACTTTTCCTGTACAATATTTCCCATATCGTCCGTTTCGGGTTCGTCAACTTGTTCAATGTTTAAATGAACATTGCTATATCCAGTGCCTAAATCAAAGATAAAGGCAGGCTTCTCGTCAAAAATCAAACCTCTTTCCATATTTTAAACATCTAATGTTCCGTCAAAATAATAGCCCCTATTGAATTTTATGACAACATCCTCCAATGGTAAAAGGCTTTTGTCTACTTGGGAAAGAAATGTTCCTAACGCTTCGTATCCGCCTTTCACAAAACATTTTTCTCCTTTGAACAGTATCTGCATTCTTACCCATGTACTATTGTCCTTCTTTGTAGATGGTCTTACATCAAAATCAAGAATGTCTATATGCTCATCGACAAGTTTGTCTATCTTTACATCCTTTCCGTCAAACTTTCTTGACACTCTTATATTTAAGTCACTAATCTTTGTCATGTGGCTATTATTATTAACTAAAACTTTATTAATTAAGTTTTTAGAATCACAGTGCATCAACATACCCATATAACTCGTAATTGATTTTGGGTTATTACGTTTTGACGCAAAGTTTTTCTTTATTCTTTTTCTTATTTTGGTATGACCGGGAGTAAAGACGAATCCACCGAAATCTATTCCTTCTGAAACGGGGAATATCCTGTAATTTTTCTTCATCTCCAGTTTCTTTTCATACCACAGGTAATTTCTTATCCTCCACAGCCATTCATGCAACTGTTTCTTGTCGTGGGATAATATCACCATATCATCGGCAAATCTGAAATAATGCTTTACTTTGAACTGCTCCTTTATAACATGATCCAAAGACCTTAATACCAAATGGCTTCCTATCTGAGCGTCAGGATTGCCAATAGCCAGACCTTTATTGCTATAATTAAGCGTATTCATAAGCCATAACGCATCCCTGTCTTTCAAATCTTTGCTGTATGCCTTCTTGTAAACGCTGTGCCTTACGGACGGATAAAACTTCTTAATATCCATTTTCAAAACGTATATTTTCCCGTTTTTATCCATCTCAAGCAATGTCCGTTTCATCTTTCTCACAAGGGAATGCTTTTTTACCTTACTTGTAATTCCCCTTTTAGGCAGACAGTTATATGAATCAAGTGTAAGGCTTTTCGTCCATCTGTCCATCATGGGTATCAAAAGGCTGTGCTGGATAATCCTGTCCGGGTAAAACGGGAGTTTGTGTATCTCCCTTACCTTTCCTGCATCAGTCACTTTTTCTATCACATCATACTTGCTTACTTTGTATGATTTGTCTTTGAGCATCTGATAAACATTCTGATGATATTCATCCTTATGTTTCTCATAATCTCTCACACCCCTGTGATTTCTCTTTCCTTTCTTTGCCTTTTCAGCAGCAGAGATAATGTTATCCATACTGCCTATAGTTTCAAAAATATTATTCAATCTTTTCATCTTACGTGCTTTTCTTTGTCCGTTGAGCCAAAGCTAACTAACTTTCCATATACCTACAACTGTAAATGTACTAATAAGTTCCCATCCTCAAACAATGGGTTGTCTTGACATTTTTCATCTTCCTGACGAGGCTTCTGTATAGCAGTAATTTTTTTAGCACGTTAGCTGCCACCGATGTTCGTGTTCGCATTCGAAGGGGCATTGTTCGCATTACCATTCCGCAGAGAACAATTGTCGTTGTTCGACTTACCACCAAAGTAAACACCACCATTCTACAGACCGCCTTTTTTCAACTAACCGCCTTTGACAGACTTATTTAACTTTGCTGACGCATTTGGTTAGATTTTTAATTATGCAAACTTAAACATTATTAATATATTTTGCAAGTTTTGGGAGGGGGATTTTTCACTTCGTGAAAAATTAGGGTTGGGTTATTGTACAACGAAAGCCGCCACCGATGTTCGCGGCCGCAGACGAAGGGGCATAGCCCGCATAACCAGCCCGCAGAGAACAAAAGGCGTCGCCCGACCGACCACCAAAGCAAACACCACGCCTTCCAATCTTACCCGAACCTGCATTTCCCGTAAACCAGTTGTAATGACATTCCCCCGTGTGAAGATTGCTTCCCTTGACCTCTCCAATGAGCGAGTTCTCAAAGTTCTTCGTTATGTATCCTTCACCTCTAGCCATAGAACCGACAAAATCATACGTATTCTCAAATCCATAAGATTCCCCAGGATTCTTATCTGCGGCTACATTGTCTGTAGTCAGATTGTTTACGTCATAGGTCTGATAAATATCTATGGACGTAGAATCGTGCATGACACAATCTATCCCACTGTACCACATCCATATATCTCCCCACCCGGCAATACGTCCGCGAATGATAGGTTGCGTGAAGCATATTTCTATTTCACGGTTTGTCACTGCCGCATTATCCGGGATACTCCATCCGCTGGTAACAGTTGCAGTGACAAACTTGGCTACGATACCCGACATCTCCCCGTCAGCCAATCCGTTATGACCTTGGAAGTTGTAGTATTTGTATTTTGTGCTTTCATATTCAAACTCGGTGTCGGGAGAGACATTGTGTTCCTTTGCGTATGACATGGCAAGCTGTGCTTCAAACATCTTCATGCAAGGACGGTAGTTGTTTATGAGTTGTGAAAAATTGTAAGCAGTTCCTGTTTCTGATGCTTTAAATCCTTGCCCGTTCAACTTGTAATACACATAGGTCTGACCGTCCGCCTTCTTGAACCTGACGCCTGTCATTTTTCCCCAGCTTGACGCATCGGGGGCTGAATCGTTGGATGATATTCCTTTTCCGCAAACAGACTGTGCGTGCAGGTCTTTTGTCCTGAACTTAATGAACAGAAGCGTGCACCATACTTCAAGGTCAAGGGCGAACGCATTGGCGTAAGGATAGTTCTTTGTCGTATCTCCATTTTTGTTTCTAGCATACTTCTCAAAATCAAAACGTGATTCACTTGTTGTAGGCCACCCGTTTCCTTCCATTATGTTTACACCTAGATTTCCTGCTGACGCTGAACCCTGTATTGTATAGTCTATAATAGATCTCTGCTTTCCTTCCTTTATTATAGAATAACCGATACTCATTCCGAACGGTTTTATCTCTATGGCCGTATCGCCACCGTATGTAAATGGAGCATCACCGACAAGCCTTCTTTCATACGTATCATCCGTTCCTCCGTTGATTACCCAGAAAGATTTGGTATTTACAAGCATAATATCGCTTCCATCATCTTCTACTACTCCTTCTATTTCGGGAGCGTAAGTTGAAGAACTAGTTATTACAATATTTGACGGGCTACCATCAGCCATTTTGAAGAAATTGGTCTGGTCTAGAAATCCGACCACCTTACCGTCCTTTACCTTTGCCACACGGAAAGAGTTGAGAATAGGATGTGATGACTTGAACTCTTCCTTTCCTATCCATGTCTGAAATACAGGGTCTATCTGTCCTCTTCTCATCTCCACTCCATACATATTACCCTGCTGCATCTTTATCTGTTCGAGAAGCGTTTTGTAGTCATTGGTGAAATCATTTGTGGATAACTCCTTACCGTCCACCTTGTCTACCTTCTTGTCCAAAGCAGATTTCTGTGCGGTGGATACAGGCTTTTCTGCATCGGACGTATTGTCCACCTTTGACAGACCTATATTGTCTTTCGTTATATTGACATTGCCCGTCCTGTAAGACTGTTCGGCATTACCTTTCACACCTATGACGGTATTCTTCTGTGCGCCTTTCTCTATCCCGTCAAGTTTATCTTTCAACTGGGTAGTAAAGTTGTTGTCGGTATGAACATAGTATTCGTCCTTTACCATGCCCTGTCTTATCTTGGACACCGTGACGGATTTGTTCTCTTTAGGGTCCCCCGTCACACATGGTATCATCTCTTCTCCCGTAGCTGTTTCAACGGGAGGCATCTGTGAAATTTTAAGATTATCTTCCATTTTTTTATTCTGTTAGTATTAAACCATCGTTTTCAAGCAATATGCTGTATCCATTTTCAGTGATTACGGTATTCCGAAGAACCTCTAGCGTTATCCTTGAATCAGCAAACTTCCATGAATTGTCAGAAAACGGCATATACCCGTCTTTCTTTACAGACAGCGACATCGTGCCATTTGCCATACCCCGTACTTTCACTGTACCGTCAGACAACGTTTTGTACTGTACACCTTCCACCGTGACCGTTGCGTCCTGTATGGGTGAGCCTGATACGTCCACCACCGTTATCGTTACTATAGCCTTCGGTATATAGTAGTCAATCAAATCCTGCTCGGTGAATCCGTCAGTTTCCTTGGTAGGAACGGAATCGAACCCGATGGAGTTGTAGAAAGCTGAACTAATCCATCCGCTATTATGGTCAGTATTGCTAAAGAATATAGGAGTTTTAGTTTTATCACCTGTCACATCATTGTTTACTATGGTGATTATTTGCTTTTTGTTTAACAAAGCGGAAACTATTGTAGATTCATTCAGTGTTCCATCAATATAGGTCTTGCCGTTTGAGTTCCTACTATTATAAGCAATACTACCTTTGTCATTGAATACGGCAAACAGCCAAGGTTCAGTAGTATTCAGTCTTTGGTCATAGATAAACTTTCCATCAATGAACGGATTGATAGTTACAAACAACACCTTCACGCCCTGTTGCAAGTTCTGCACCTGCCCATAATCATCCACTCCATCCGTTACTAGGGCATTCGGATAAAGCGGAATTTGTTCTACGGTTATGTTACATGTATGTGGATATACATCTGACACCGCTCTAATAGAATAACCCATATTATAAAGTGCCTCGTAATCTGATAAAGGAAGTTCATACTCTCCATCTACTTTAATATCAAAATCTTGCGTACTTCCATCTAATTTAATGGAATAACGAACAAACTCATTACTTGTTAAACCACTAACCTTAATCTTATACCCAATAGACTTAGTTGCTACTTTGGTTTCAACTATATTTGACCTTGCATTAACTTGTTGAATATGAAATGACTTATCTGTATATGTTCCACTTGCACGTTCAGGGATAAAAAACTTAAATACAGAATTATCCAACCAATTATATTCATATCCTCCCACACCGCTCATTGCAGCAAATAGGAAATTGTTCAATTTAAGCGGTCTGTTGTTTCCACTATGGTCTTGCAGGTATGGATTGGATTTTAGTATCTCGTTTGTGGGAACGGATTGTTTTGTAGGTATTTCTTCTACCACAATATTACAATCCACGTCATTCACATTATCACCTGCCAAATAAAATCCGGGATAAGATGAGTTTGTTGTACTACTATTCTTGTATTCAGGTATGTCATATTCTCCATCAGACGTTATCTGAATATCATCATACCCCAACCTTCCTTTAATAGTGAAACCTGTTGGCAATCCTGTTACACGTATTTTATAAGATTCTACATATTGTAACGGTTTTACAATTATTTGCCGAAATGCAATATTATTGTTATTTGTAGGTGTATGGGTTATTATACACTTATTTATAGTCTTATCATAAGTTATCTTTCCTCCTAGGTTCACAAAAGGATTTGTATAAGTAACGCCGGGAACATAAACATCCACAGGCTTTGACATATCGTACTGGAACACCATGTGTTTTGGTATCCATTTTTCTATCACCTTGTTTATATCGGTTTTTCCTGTACCTGCCGATTTTACAAGTCCAAGTTTTCCTATGTTAAAAAAACCTATTTTTCTCATTTTTCGTCCATTTTAACCCACTCATCAGATAAAAGCAGCTTCTCAAACTCTCTTGTGCCTGTGTCGTATGTATCGTAAGGGAAAGGGTGTTCCGTTCCGTCCTCAGGTAACGTCATAGGCATCACTTCAATAACCTTATCGGTATGGAGCATATAATACAGACCGTCTGTCGATCGTCTGAAAACGGACAGGTCATCTTCCGAAAACATAATCTCGGCATCTATTTTTGGTACTATGGAAAACTGCATATTATGAATTTTATCTATTATCGCAAAGATAATTAAAAAATGGTTAAACGTATTGGTTTCAAACGGATTTATGTCGTATATTTGCTGAAAATTTAAAAAAAACATATCTATGAATGTACTAAGTTTATGTGACGGGATAGCTTGTGGACGTATTGCACTAGAAAGAGCAGGCATAAAGGTAGACAAGTATTACGCAAGCGAAATCAACGAACCGTCTATCAAAGTTGCACTGGATAATTATCCCGATATAATTGAATTAGGGGATATTAGGAACTGGAATAAATGGGATATACAGTGGAAAGATATTGATTTACTGATTGGCGGAACACCATGCCAAGACTTTTCACAGTTAGGGAAGGAAAAACTGAACTTTGATGGGGAGCGTTCGGGATTATTCTTTGAATATGTCAACATATTGAACCGTATCAGACAATCCAATCATAATATAAAATTCCTGCTTGAAAATGTGAAGATGAAATCCGATTGGGCTGATTTGATTTCGTCACATCTTGGAGTAGACTATGTGTATATCAACAGTTCCGATTTCTCCGCGCAAATGAGAGCAAGATACTACTGGTGCAATTGGGAAATACCTGCATGGAAGGACAAGGGAATACTGTTCAAGGACATCATTACGGACGGGTATGTGGAGAAAGACAAATCATGGTGTATGCTTGAATCATGGAACAGGTTTGCCAAGAACCCCGAATCGTTGTTAAGAAGATATAAAAAATCACTCACACCGTTGATATTCAACTCACCCGACTGTAATCCCGAAAAAGGTTTCAGAACGCCCAATATTACGGAAGCGGAAAGATTGCAGACAGTTCCAGAAGGATACACAAAGTCAGTACAGCCACATATAGGGATGGGGCTTCTAGGAAATGGATGGACTGTAGATGTTGTTAGTCATATTTTTAAAGGACTTATATCATAAAAAAAGTCAGATAAGTGGATTTATTATGGAAATAAAGAATGGAATAATAATAGATGGTGTGTTGCATGAAATGAGCAAAACATTCAATGAAAATTTCGATTGCAGCGAATGTTCATTGTGTAAAGAATGCAAAGAGTGTAAGATGGAGCATGAATCATACCTGTGTAATGTGATGGGATGTTTCTGTTTTGTCAATCGTGGCAAAGTAACGGATATTAAAACAGAGGAGGAAAAGAAATGAAACAGACATTAGAAAAAGCGGCTCATTCTTTTGCTGAAAGCAGAAGCAGCGGAAGTATGTTTCCGGCATATTATATGGGGTTTATCGCTGGCGCAGAGTGGCAGAAAGAACAAACTATCGAAGTTCTTTCCTCCGTTTTAGAGAATTGGGTACATGGCGGTGATGCAGACTGTATCATTGCGGAGTTTGAGGAAAAACTAATGAAAACGAAATAAACACTCCCCCTTGCTGGTAAACGGCAAGGGGGATGATTGTGTGAATATGTTACTTGTTAGATGTAATCTCTTTTATTATATCAACAAATTCTGATACATAGGTAGGATATTTATTAGAAAAAGGGAACTGAGTTGGCATCATTACACCATTTTGCATTTCGAGTTTTCCTATAAAATTCTCCTGTTTGACTTCATCTTCTAAAACTTGAATCTCATATACATTTGCAGTTACAGATTGTAGCTGTGCATTATCGGATGAAGTATCTTTAATAATAGAATAAGACACATCATAACGAGCATTAACAGTTGTCTTATCAGCATTTACAATTGTGGTTATAGATTTCACTTCCATTATTTTTATATTTAAAGTTGTTGTACATCTTGTGTAAATTCTCTCATTATCGTAAGATTATTTTTATATCTTATACCGAACACAATTTTTGTAAAATCATCTAAATATAGATATTGTGTTAATCCATTTATAGAAAAGTTCATAGTATTAACATAACCATTTTCGTATGACAATTCTCCTAAATCAATACCATTTATTTTTATCTTTGCTATTACTTGTACTAACAAGTCATTTTTAACAATATACACGACAGAATAATCTGCATTATCTGTGCTAGTATTCATTGTGTATTCTTGCATGCTAGCATCTTTTTCTATTTCTTTTATTTCTTCTTCCATAATACTTTATCTCCAATCATTATCATTAGAACCTCCAAACAATAAACCTCTACCTAGAACATTTGCAGTTGGCTGCGGATTCATAAATGGTAAAACATTCCATGCGTAATGTACAGATCCGCCTGGAAGCCCAGGGTATTGTCCATTACAATATATAAGTATATTTGTATAATTATTGTTACAGTTTATCATGTTCACTTTTTGCGTTACGTCAAGCTGCAATTCATAAAAGTGCTGATTCGATGATATTACATTAAATACAATAAGTTCTACAGGCATACCAGAGTAATCTCCTTCTGTACCATAACATGGTAGTTTATAATACGTTTGTCCAGTAGTCGTAGTTCCTCTTTCAAAACTTTTATATACACCGTCTTTTTTTGCACCTTTTGGATAAAAATATCCGCTACTGCCTTGAACAAGTAGTGTGGTTCTAGTACGTGCTCCAAAATTACCACGAACCCAAGCATCAGACATATAGTAACGTAATGAACGTCCATCTTTCGTACCTTGCTGATACTGATCCCCGTCATACCATAATCTATCCCCATCAAGGCTAAGTGTTCCTTTTACGTTTCCACTATCATCCACAGCTTGTAATCGTCTGAATGTACCAGTCGCACCACTCAGCTTACTTACTATTATTTCATCTGCTTTTATAAGGCTTGTTTTAATAAAACCACCTGATATCACAGTCGTACCAAGTTGTGCTAGTTCTATCTTTTTATTATAAGCGGCATCTGCTCTACTTTGTGCATTTGCTGCTGCTGTCTTTGCGGCATCTGCTGTAGACTTGGCAGTATTTGCCGTATTCTGTGCCGATGTCGCTTTTGAATTGGCACTATCGGCTGTTGATTTAGCTGTATCTGCTGTTGATTTAGCTGTGTTTGCGGTACTCTGTGCTGTATTAATCTTCCCCTGTGCATCGCTGGCAAGAGAATTGAAAGTAACCATACCTGTCAAGGATAATTTCTTTCCGAGCATAGATATACCACCAGTATCAATCGTAAATGATGATTTAATAGATTCTTCTGTGGGCGTATCTTCGGGTGCTAAACTCCAATCTGTAGCTTTATTACCTATTTCAACTTTGAATTTACGAACCTTTATATAACTTCCATTATTAGCCAATTCTGTAGAAGCGTTGTCGCATCTCAGATATGGTTCACTTACCATAGTTTCATTTGTAGGTGTAGAACTATTATATACATTTCCAATTGTTAATTTTGCTGTTCTTTTTAACCAACCTTTTTTATTGTCACTCTGTGGAAAATTATAAAATGCCGTATAATTATATATATTATTAAATTGAAGCAACTTAGTTCCTGATGTCCAATTTACTATGTTTACATTTATTTCAAAAGACACAACAATATTATCACCTTTCTTCAATCCGGAAGTAGGATATCCAAGATTTCCTGCTGCACCATTTTGATATGATTTCTCCTTAGCTGTATTCCTAGAATAGTTTCTACCACCAATCTGTAAATTGTTTACAGCACTATCTGCGATATTTGTGGCTTCGGAAGCTGTAATCTTTAATGATATACTATTGGCGTTCTGCGTGATTTTAGATTCAGCAGTAGTTACACGTCCTGTCAAAGCGTCAACAGTAGACTTCGTTGCTCTCTGTTGAATTTCATTGGCATTTTGGGTGATTTTTGTTTCCGCATTAGACACCCTTGTCCCAAGTGCATTGAAATCTGACTTGTTGACTTTCTGCTCAATATTATTTTTATTGAGCGTTATCTGTGACCCCTGCTCAGTCACTTTTTGATTCAAGGCATTGAAAGTTGTACTGTCAACCTTCAATGCAATTTGATCTTTTACAACTTTTATCTCGGAGTTCGTATATGCCTTAGATGAAGATATAGCTTCTTCTTTAGCTGTTTTAACTGCCAAAGTTATTTTTCCATCAACAGCAGAAAGTTCAGTTTTTACACTTTCTATTTTATTATCAGCGGCATCTACTAGCTCTTTGGCTTTTGCAGATATAGCATTAAGCAAATCCGTTCTAGCATCATAATAAGCCTTGAATTTAGCACGAAAATCGGTACCTACTATATCGCTTGTAGTTGATAAAGAGGTTAACAATGGTGTAATATAACCGCTCAGTGCGTTATATGCATTGCCATATGCCGATTTTGATACACCATATTTATCAGCGGAAGCGTCATTCTTAGGTTTTTCCGAAACAATAATATCCCATTCTTTCTTTGTTTCTTGCTTTTCTTGTGCTGTAAGTTTATTATCATTTGCAATATCAGCTAATAAACTATTTGCCTTTTCTGATTCGCTTTTTGCCAAATCAGCATTTTTCTTCGCCTCTTCTGCAATTTTATTTGCAGAAATAGCAACATTGTTAGCTGAATTGGCTGTGTTTTTTGCGCTATCAATTTCATCTTTTACATTTTTACCTGTTTCAAAATGAAATTCCCCTGTAAGAATATTTGTTTCTGGAGATATCCTTGTCTTTTCTGTTCCTTTAAGACTATATGAATTAATTCCTTTATGTTGCGTAAAGGACGGTGATCCTTCTCCATATGCAGAAATAATAATGGCATTTTGTCTGCTTTTATCACTACGATTACCTAATTGTACAATAGAATCACCTGCCTTTGGCGCATCACTACCTAAATCACAATCTGTTTTACTTAAATCTATATAATTATCACCCACACTAACAACAAGCCTCCAATAATATCTATTTGATACATTTTGACTTGTTCCTGTTTTTACATTAAATTCTTGGCATCTAGCTTGATCTCCGGCTCTAAACTCATTTTCTACTTCCTTTTCTGCATCCATGGATGGGAAATAGCATCTGTAAACATCTTCTAGTTCTTCAACACGTTCACAGGTCATACCAGCCGCACTGAATATCCAATTTCCGCCAGCGTAAGTGAGTTTTTTTATTTCAAGTTCGGTAAACAGGGCACGTATGCGAACGAACAACTCATCAACTTCCAGGTACGATCTTCCTGTTTCCTTATCTGTTTTCAATATAAATCCCGTACCAAGAGAACCAGCTTTAAAATCGTCAGACTTTACCATTTTCCGAAGATTCAGTTCTTCTAATTCAGCATGGGCATCCTCGCCGATGTAACCGCCAGATTCTCCTTGTATAAAATTACCAATTTTTATATATTTCCCAACAACCGTACCACCAAGTAATGACAATAGAAAAGGTGTTGAATCTTCCATATCTTTTCGTAGGAATATCTTCTTCAAATTCTCTATCGAATTTTTAATTTCAGCCATTACACGCAATGCGCTCATTATATCCTCATTTGTATATGATTCTACAATATCATCATGTTTGACAATACGATTTATAAGCCGATCTGCTATTTTTATACCTTTAATAAATGTTATGACCTCTCTTGCTTCATCTTCATTCAATGCTGATAAAAACCAATTAAGCACAGGAGTATCATCGTCTAGTGTATATGCGGATTTAGCATGATCAGCATTTGTCGTATTACTACTTCCACTTCCGCCTCCCGTACTTCCTCCACCTAGTATTATATTTGTCGTATTCTGTGTTGAAGCGGTCTGATTCTCCTGCGCCAACCGTTCATAGAAGGACAGTATCTTTCTTCTTGCTATGGTGCATGAATATGACGGAAACATATTCTCTTTGGAATATTTAATCTCCAAAGACTGTATCTGCAACTGCATATCCACTATCTGACCGCTATCAGAGAAATCGAAAACGCCTATTCCATCATCCCTTACCTTTAGCATATTTCCTTCTATGAAGTCAATGAAAAGGTTAGGATGCTCTGCGACAAATCCACTAGATATGTCTATTGAAACAGTTTTATTCTCATGGTCATATTTTGACAGGTAGTCAAGAGCCGCCTTTTCAAGCGTATTCTCAGCCATTGTCACATACGATTCGGGCATGACAATATTCAGAATGACAAACTCCGTTCCTGCTGCAATTGAAGGAGATTTACCATCCGTGTAAAGGGGAAGTTTGGCATTGTCGCTATCCGTTCTGTAACATGATATTTTATATCGTGCCCCCTTATTAAACATGGAAACATCCTCTTCCGTTTCCCCCGTATCACCGTTCACCTCACCGTAAAGAGGAATAATACCGTTTTTGTTTATCTTAAATTCCGTTCCCGTATAAGTTCCTGTACGCATACTGAACACCGCGTCCGTTACAGAAGCATATTTATAATAGAACCTGTCCTGTGAACCGTCCTGATTACCGAAATGTATGTTGCAGGTCATTTCCTCACTAAAGCCTATCTTACAGCTTCCGGCAGGAACATCGGAATCAAACGTGAACTCAACACGTATGGTGACTGTCGTATTCTGACCTTTTTCTATATATCCTACAAGAGCGGTCTTGTCGTAAGGTATTTCAAGCATACCAGTAGCACCTTCCTCTCCGATAACAACCTCTTTCAATGGAGAAGCCTGCCCCAATACACGGTTTAAAACCATACGTAGGTTAATCTTCACCTTTTTCCCTACAGCATCACTTCCTATAGGTAATATACTGAAAAGCATCTTCCCGGAGAATGTGGCAGTAACCTTTACAGGCTGGTCATAATATGCCCTTGTACCATATATATCAAAACTCTCGAAATCCCTGTACTTGTCAAACATAGCATGGGGTTTGTACTGGGGCTGCACATTGTCGTTTATCTTGTCGGATGAATCACCGTCCTCATATACTTTGTACCCTAGGTTGAATCCGGGAGAGGTCATATAAATGAAGAAACTGTCACTATCATCACTCTTTATAGGAGTAGAACCGATAATCTTGTCTATCCGTGTAGATGCGCTAGCACCCTCACCTGCCACCTTACCCGATTGAGGGTCTGGTTCTCCATCCGCCTTGTATGTATCCCATTCTGGAAGTCCTGACGGGTACAGATCACCAAGTTTTTTCCCTCTGATGGAAGGATATATCCCACTGAACGTGTTTGATATGGTTTTCCCTCTTACACCATAGTTCTTCAATCCGTATTCGCTGTCAATATAATATCTTATATTCCCGTCAGAATCATTCGGAAGAAGGATGTACGGGCAATAGCGTGATTCATCGGCAGGCTTAGCGTCCTTCTTGTATTCGGGCGGAACGTTCCTGCTTCCGCCTTGTGGTATGATTCGGGTTATGACGGGAGTGCTTGTATCTACGGAAGAGGAAACTTTTACAGCACCCCCACCGTCACCCTGCTTGAATGTCCAGTTTACGGACGGTCTTGTCTTGTCCGTAATGGTTATTATCCCACCGTTCGCTGTCGTTGAGAAGTAATAATTGAGATAAAACTTGTCATAGAAGTTCTTCAATGCTTCAAACAGGTTGGTCCCATCGGTTATATCAATCATATCCTCCGTCAGTTCGCCTTCCGCATCCACGTTGAGCGTCCATGTGCCAATGCCTGTATATCCTGCACCCAATGACGCATTGTAAGATTCTATATTTGCTTCTATACGTGCGGCAAGCTGTTTTGCATCACCCCAAAACTGGAACAGACCGCCATGTGTGTATCTTATCTTGTTTATTTCCCCACCTGTTCCGCTTACTATGTCAAGAAACGCCACATTCTGCAAAAGCACCTCCTTACCGTAAAACAAAAGGGAGTATTTGTATTTTCCTGCTTCATTAAGATTATCTCCCGATGGGGCTTGGTACAGGATGAATGTATTACCGTTATATACGACTGTATCGTATTCCGATTCACTCTTTGAGTTGTATGCCTTGAACTCTATCGGAACAACGGAAACGACTTCACAAGTCAATTTTCTCACTTCCTGCAAAGACGGGCTGTATGAAAAATCAGCACTCTCCGCAATAACCCTATTTCCTCTTTTAATCTGTAAAATCATTGGTCTTTAAAGCGTTGGTTGGTCAATACTGAAATTTAACGAAAATGTATAGGCGGACACAAGTCGGTCAGGATTCTGCAAGTCCTGAACGTCCTGATAACTCATCTTTGCGCCTGTTTCAAAACCCGTGCATCTTATCACCTGCTTTGCCGATTCCCCCCATATATCATTCCATATAGAGAAAGAGGATGAACCGTAAGGCGTACCGGGAGTAGCAGGTATCACATTGGTTATATATGAATAGAACGAACGGATATTCGTCTTTACCGTTTCCACATCTCCCAAAGCGGCAAATGTTATGCTTCCTTCCGTTGGCTGGTAAACAGGCGTGACAGGTTCGTACACCTTCTGACCGTTCTTGTCATACCATTTTTCGGCATAGGCTTCCTTTCTTGTCGGCAAATCCCATAATCCCTTGCTTTCAAGTATATACAGCCTGTATGTGGCATACAAATCCTTTGCCGTATCGCTTCCTTTCTTTATAAAATATTTAGATATAGCCATTCGTGTACATTGTTTATTAGTGCAAAAATAACAAAAATAGTCTTAGAAACCATCTAGTTTTAAAAAATAATTTTCTATATTTGCATCATAATAGGTGCTTTGGATGAGTGGTTTAGTCAACGGTCTGCAAAACCGACAACAGCGGTTCGATTCCGCTAAGCACCTCAAATGATTGGATTTTCTTTGTTCATAATCAAACTGGAACGCCCTGCCAACTGTGAAGCTAGCAGGGCGTTTGTTTTAGTCAATTATAACTTTTATCGCATTTCCGCCTGACCTTGGGGCAATGGAAACGACACTCAGAAGTGCTGTCTTTATCGCCATAGTTGCGGCAAGCTGCTGGGTGAGAACCTCCAACTGTGACTGCTGTATGGCTGTCATGTTCGTTCCTCCCGTTCCTGCCGAACCACCATTTAACAATACCAACTGACGGAGAAGATCGCTTTGTACAACCATTTCGTATCTCATCCCGTTAAGATAGCCCAATGCCTGGTTAAATGTATTCTCGTCAACTCCTGCAATGGCATTGGACAGACCTTCCGCATTTTCCTCTGTTTCGGTAAGCATACCACCAAGGGCGTTGTTTATCTCATTGACTACACCCCCGGCTTCCGCAAAGGCTGATTCCAATGAACCCATTACATTTCCTAGTATTATAAGTTCATCCTTATCTATCTTGTTATCCGCAAACATACCACCTTTGCCGTCTGCTCCGAACAGTGTGGTCTGTACCTGTTGCATTGCCTTTTCTATGTACTGTTGCTGTACCCAACTCTTAACAACATCTCTCATAACGTCTGCCACAGTGTCCTTATAAGCCTTTGCAGCATCCTCACCTTTCAGCCATGCTTCGACAAGAGCGTCACCTATCTGGCTAGCCCAGTCTTTCAAGTCAATGCTGTACAATTCGCTGGCAAGCGTTTCCGTATAATATCTTATCTCATACTCCAATTCTTTTATTGTCTGTTTGTAATCTTCTACTTTTTCTCTATCTGACTTTTTCTTATCTTCTTCGGCTGCTAGAATATCCTTTTGAATTTGCAACTGTTCTTTCAGATTTGATACCTGTTGGGATGTAACCTCATCAAGTTTTGCCGGGTCTATAATGTGCTCAAATTCCTTTTCAAGCATATTATATATATTGGTCAACTTCTTTGATTCAAATTCAAGATCTTCTATATGCTTTTGAAGCCTTTTGTCATGCTGTCTGTTAAACGTAGCGATAACATCAAGCGGCATGGATATAGCCGAACCTATCGCACCTGCAAAATCACCGCTTTTGAATGAATCCCATGATTTCTTCACACCCTCATTCATAACACCCATAACTTCCGAGAACTGGTTCATCTCACGCATGAAACCGCTGTCAGTATCCTTACCCATAGAATCCATAAGGTTGGACACGGATGCTATTATCTGTTGCATGGCTTTTATGGCATTGTATATGTTGGTTATGATAAAGTCGATAAGATTCACCGTCTGCAAAGCGTTCTGTGCCGCAGCCATCATTCCTTTACCAGTCTTGACAGCTTCCTGTCCGCTCTTGTATCTTGATTCGGCTTCCGACTTGGCACTCAAAGCGGCATTGGCAGCTTCTTCATCACCATTCTTCATCGCGTCCTCGTATGCCTTGGAAGCATTTTCGATGTCAGCCATAGCCTGTTGCATATCATTCATGCCTGCCATCATCTTTGACTTTCCTGCATCATAACGCTTGTTATACAGACCTTCAATACCTTCTTTCATGTACGTCTGCAAGTCAGACTGGTTATTCTTCATCATCTTCTCTATCTGCTTGTCCACACGTTCAAGTTCTTTCATGTATTCCTTTGCACTGATAGCACCAGACCTGAACGCACTGTTGAGCATTTCCCTTACTTTGTCGGCAACGGTATTTGCAGCTTCCATAGACATCGCTTCAACAGCACCGAAGAAGTTCTGATAGTCTGTGGTCAGCTTGAACAAGTCCATCTCTTCGCTTTTCTGCAATGCGGAAGATAAGGATGTGTTGCCCATACCCTTTGCCGTTTCAATCCTTTGACGGTACTTCTCTCTAATAATATCAACTTGGGTGTAGTAGTCACCATATTTTTCAAGGTCATTAGCATACTGCTTTGCCATCTCACCAAAGTAGCCTTTCCATGCATCAATCATTCCTTGGATAACCTCTTTCTGATCTTCTCCGATATTCTTATTCCCCTTAATTGCTTCCTGTATCTGATTTATATACTGGTTCATTGAGGTGAATGAAGATGTATCGGGCACAACAGAAACGCCAAGGTCAAGATTCATTCCTGCCAATGCGGATTGCAGATTATTATATATACCTGCCGCAAAACTTTCAGCCATAGTGGATGTGTCACCACTAAACTGAACCGCAAGGTCTAAGGCAAGTTCGGAATCACCCGTTATCCCAAGTATGTCACTGTAAAAGTCATACTTGTTCCTGTATCTGTCAAACTCATCCGTAATTCTTTTCATTACCTTCTTGGCTGCATTAACATAAATTTCAGAGGACAATTCGGCTGCTTTCCTTGCATTTTTAACAGCATCCTGTGGAACACGTGTTTCCAATTCCTTTGCAGCCTTGTTATAATTGTCAACAATAGCCTGTTTGTCATATACAAGGTCTACACCAAGTTTTAACGCCTGTGAACCATATATGGCTTCAATCTGCTTTTTAGCTTCCTCTTTTCCTATGTTAATGCTCAAATCCTTGAACTTGGAATAGGCGGATTCAAGCAATGACAACCTGTTTTTCCAAAGGTCAGCAAGAGGATCTCTTTTTTGTGCTTCCTTCTTCTGTTTTTCTAGTTCAAGATTAAATTGTTTTGCTGTTCCTGTAGCTTTCGACATCGCTTCATTGGCAGCGTTAAACTCGCTTATTATTTGCCTTAATGTTTCAAGTTCTTCAGGGTCTACCAATCCTGTCAGTTCGTATTTATCCCCTACTTTTTTCAGTTTACCCTCTTTGGAAAATTTGTCAATAGTTCTCTGATAGTTTTCTATTGTACTTTTTGAATCCTTATATTCCTTTTTTACGGAATTAAAGAAATCTTCTACAGTCTTTATATCTGACGTTTTGATTGTTATAGTCCACGCTTTTCCTGTAATCTCGTCAAGAGATTTCTTCCATCCTGTCAATCCTGCTTGGGCTTCCCTATCATCAAGTTCAAATTGAATACGCCATCTTTCTTTTGCCAGTTCGTTTAATTTCTTTCTAGCATTTTCCCCTAATTCATTAGCTACTGCAAATTCATCAAGATGTATCTTTAATTGTTTCTGTTGCTCATCAGTAAGGTTCTTTACATCTATATTGCCAAATACATCTTTAAGTTTTTTCTCAGTATATTTTGCAAATAAATTAAATGATGATTCAAGTTTTTTTACTTCATCTGTGATACCCATCCTCAACTTCTCATATTCCTTCAACAATTCCTCACTATCAAAATGGGTTTTGTTCTTGAATATTTCAAATGTTCTCGCATCCCCTGACGTTTCAGCCAAAGAACGTATCTTCTCGACAATAGTAGCTGCCGAAGCCCCTTTGTTTATCAGTTCGGTGAGTTCGTTTCTCCATTCCTTAGTACCCTTACCCATATTTATAATTTCCTTGGATGCCTGTACTATCTGCCCACGAAACTCTTCTATACCCTTACTTGCCGAAGTTAGTTTTACAGACGATTTCTCATAATCTTTAAGCATATCGGAGAATGAATCACCAAATACGCCTGTAGATGTTGCCTTGTCTGCCTTGAACAATATATCCGCATTTTCGGCAGCACGTTTATAAACTTGCTCTAGTTCCGATGCTGACTTTTGCAAATATTCCACACGTGATTTCTGATCATCTATCTTCTTGCTGTTCTGTATTATATACTGCCCCATATTGCCATATTTAGACAATATTCCAGTCAGCGTTTCCTCATACGACTGCAACTGTTTCGTGTCAAGCTGTTCAAGGTTTTCTGGGGTGAGTTTATCGAAGTTTATTTTGTCAAGGTCTTTTTGCAAGTCACTGTATGATTCGCGGAAAGACTTTGCACTGTCCTTTATCTTCTGATTGAACTCTTCCGAGCGTGCAGACATCACATGAAACGCTTCCGCTACAAGCCCTGCAACGGTAAGTATCGTCATAAGAGGATTAGCCTTTATTGTAAGCCACAATGTTTTCAATGAATTTGTCAAACCGAATGTTGCCAGTTTGAATCTGTTCATCAACATTGTCGTTTTTGTCATAGACAACATTCTTGCAGCTTCCGCACCTGTCAGTTTAAGTTCGGTGACAAGAAGATGCCGTTCAGCCTGTGTCAGCATATTCGTGGCAAGAATACGTTTTGCCATCTCTGCCGACATCTTTCCCGAATTAACGGCAGCAGCTATCTCTACGGCAGACAGCTTGGATGCTGTAGCTATCTTCCATCTCTCGGCAGTAGTGAGCGTTCTGTACATCGCAGCCTGTTTAAGCAACTGTGCTTCCCGTAATTTCTCAGCCTTAATTGCATTAGTTGTTGCGACAACTTCTTTCCCCAGCATAGCCGTTCTAGCTAGCTGTAATCCTTTCAACGCGGCATATCCTACAGCAACGCCCTCTATTGCTTTAGAGAAATATCTCCAGTTGTTCATTGCATCGGTTATGCTTCCCACAATTCCTTTCAGAACGGAATCATTCGCCTCGCCTATGTCATTCATCATAATCTTGTATGAATCGGCAAGGTTACTTACCATACCTTTCAAAGATGCGGCTTGTATTTCCTGCATCTTGTAGAACATACCACCATCTTCCGTCATTGTGGTAAACATCTCCCGAATATACTCGAAAGGAATCTGACGTGTTGATATGGCGTTGAACACATCATCAGTAGTTTGAGCCACGCCTCTTACTTCTTCCAGTTTCTTTCTCAATGCGTCCAATGCAGGAATACCAGCTTCTGTCAACTGGCGTAATTCCTGCCCCCTTAACACACCTGCGCTTCTTATCTGGCCATAGGCAAGAATGATACGTCCCATATCAACGCCAAGACCTGCGGAAACGTCCGCAAGGCTTTTCATTGTACCGTACAATTCATTGACAGGTATCTGGAATGCTGCAAGCTGTTTGGTATATCCAACCAAATCACTGAACTGGAAAGGAGATATTACAGCAAGACCCTTAATCTGACTGAATATTTGGTCAGCCCGTCTTGCATCCTGTATGATGGCACGCAATGACACCTGTTGTAACTCGAACTCTCCACGAATGGCAACAAGTTCCTGAAACATATCTCTGAAAAAGTAGAATCCTGCATAAGTCTTTATCGTATTGACAAACTCACGCATCATTCTGCTCTGCTTTGTCAGTTCCTCGGAAAACTCTTTTGAACTTGCAGCATTTTTCTGATTGGTCTGCTGCATCTTTGTTCCATAGGATGTAGCTTCGTTTACAAACTTGTTATGCTCCTGTATCTTTCTGTTTAGAAGAGTAAGGGTACGGTTATAGTTTGCATCAGTCGTATTAAGTGCATTACGCCTGTTTGTCAATTCAGAAATAAGATTGTTAGCCTGATTGATAGACGTAGGATTGATATTAAGCAATTCATTTGTTGATGTTTTTCTTAAAGATGATTGCAACTTCTCCAATCTGCCTTGCAATTTCTGAATAAGAGCGTCAGCCTTTGTTATCTGATTGCTGTTTAAAGGAACTTCAACCTTAAATTTATTCAATAGTTCAAGGCGTTTCTGTATAGCGGCAATCTTCCTGTTTAAGTCCTCTGCACTTCCCTCCGGCATACCAAGGGCAAGACCTGACTGACCGGAAAGGTATTGAAGATACTTCTGATTAGTCTGCTGCATCTTCTTATTTGCCTGTTCCTGTTTTGTAGCTTGCTTTTCCATCTCCTTCGTCCGTGCAATTTCCATCTCGTATTGCTGGCGTAGAAGATTAAGTTCTCTTTCATCGGAAATAGACAATTTAGGCGCACTGTTAGCTGTAAGGGAATATGCGGTTTTCAATCTGTTCAATTCAGCGACAAGATCATCTATCGCTTTCTTTTGACTTTCAAGATTGGCTTTTCTTGTAGCCATCCCCTTATCTCCGCCTGCATTGCCTAGGTTACGGTAAGTCTTTTCTAGCTTGTCATACTCCCTTGTCGCTTCGACAATCTTGTTTGACAATTCTTCCATCTGAACAAGTATATCCATTTTCTTGTTCGACTTTCCTTTCCCTACCTTGGATGCGTTTTCATTAGCTTCATTTATCTTTTCTACAACCTCGCTAAGCTCTGCGTTCATTTTGCCTATATCGGTCAACATAGGCTTAAAGGACATCTCCTGGTTAAAGGTGTCCTGTAGCTTCTTCTGTATATCCTTTATCTGTTTGTCAAGACCCGAATCATCTAGACCGATCTTAAACTTTAATGCTCCTAAATCAATATCAGCCATACTAATAAACTTTAATTATGGCAAAAATAACAAAAAATAAGCATAATTATATGATTGATAACAAGTAAAAATATATTAGCATTTTTTAACATATTAAAAATAGTAAATAAAGCCAATTATACTATCTTTGCATTGACTAATTTTTATAACTATGGCTGTAGAAGAAAACAAAGTAACGCTAGTAGGCGTAAATAGTGCTAGTGTCATGTTCAGTAATGATGCTAATGCTGAAAAACAGTATAAAGTAAAAGCAAATGTAAACGTATCAGATGGCACTAACATCAATTCATTTGATAGCGGAGTAGTGAAATCTCTTGAGTCGGAAAATATGTTAGCGACTTTTTATTTCAATCAGGGGGGAGGTATAAATATAAACTACAATGACCACCCGGAACTGGATACCCAGATCGCTGTAATTACCATTATCAACTCCTTTGTTACCGATGTAAAAAGCTACATCAATCAAAAAGGAATATCAACAATTTCGCTTTAAAAGAAGAAGATATGACGAACCAAGAAATGTTTTTAAAGAGATTAACTCTCTTGAATATCCCCTTATCACTAGAAGGGAAGGAACTTCCATCAGAACTGAAAGCAAAAATCATGCTTATGCGTGTCGCTTACGACAAAGCTGCAAAAGCATTCGATGATGATATGCAACAGGTTCTTAAAGAAATAAAGAAGGAAGGATATGACGAGCGCGCACAGAAAATCAATCGCATGAAAGAGATTGACGGTAAGGAAGATGCGACAAAAGAGGAAAAGAAAGAAGCGGATGAAATCAGAAAGACAGAAGAAGATTTCAATAAGGAAACAGAAGAGTTGAATAAGGCATACTCCGAAGCATACCAAGAGAAAATGAAAGAGGAATGTGATATGAAGCCTAGAAAATTCGCTTTTGAAGGATTCGCTAAAATCATTGAACTTATTGGTACTGACGGTGCAATTAAAGTGAAATGGAACTCTCCCGAAGCATTGGAAATACCGAAGGAGGAATTTATCTCGCTTATCGCAACAAACTTAGTAGATAACCTCGAATAATATATAAGATATTAAAGTTTACTGTATATTTTATATATGCTTCATTTGGAGTCAGGTTATTAGCCTAAGCACTTTGAGTGCTACGTTGGATGAGAATGATATATAGTTACCTACGGATGTTTACCCAAGTCTGTAGCTCTAAGTTAAGTGGTTAAAAGGAGTAGCGTATTCGGTGAAACGGTGCTGCTTATGAAAACCTCATCCAACATTGGCGATGGGTATTTAACGGGAGTAATCCCGACTTATGTTGAATAAACATTAATTTAAAAGACAATGGAAGCAACAAGAAAGATGTTTCTTATAAGAAATTGAAATATATTTCATATGGGTTGATTGATGTGACGAATAAATGAATTTCAGATTTATAATATGATTTAATGTTTTTAACAATAAAACGCACATGAATAAGCCGTTTTCTATATTGCTATTTTTTTTGTTACTGTCGTGTTCTTGTTCACGCAAGCTACTTCCATCTTCGACAAATACAACTATAGTAGACCACAACACGACAGTAACGGAAAGAGTAGTATGGCAATCAAAAATAATAACTCTTCCAACAGAACACATACAACATACAACATTTGAAGATAGTTCACACTTGGAAACATCATTAGCCGTATCAGACGCTAAAATAATGTCGGATGGCAGGCTTTTTCATAGTTTGAAAAACAAGAAAGACTTTCTACAAGACAGTATTCCATCTTTGGAAAAAGAAACGGTAGTGACGAAAGATTCGACAATAACCGTAGAGAAAATTGTAGAAGTAAAGGTAGAAAAGGAATTGTCTAAATGGCAAAAAACACTAATCAATCTTGGATACATAGGTATCGGTTTCATATTGTTTTCAGGTTACAAAATAGCCCGAAAGTTCGTGTAACTTTCGGGCTTATTTTATTTATCTGTGTCAATTTGTCCCTTAATGCTTTTTTTTAAATATTTCGCAACACTATCCATTACACACTCAACACACCAACCTATAAGGTATGCAAAATGCTCATCCTGCCCATTTTGATACCCCATTGCTATATCACAATAATCAAATACATTACATACAAAATGATATGATTCATGAGCAACAGTTCTCACCCCTATACCATCGTTGGATAAACAAATAAGTACACCTAAATGGTTTGTACTTTTTTCCCTTACAAAAATAGTCATGCCATTACAGCTCTTAATTTCATCTTTGGATGTATCTATCGGGTCATGATTAAGTTTGGTGAATTTTCTATATATTTTTCCCCATTGATCATCCCCCACTGCAACATACAGTTTAAGGGGATATATTTTAGGATCGTATTTTGTTATCATCGCAAAATGTCTTTTAGTAATATATCGGGATGCTCTTCTTTAGGTTTAGATTCTTTGAATCTATATATAAAGCCACTTGCATCCTTGTTAGCTTCCTCATATAAATCTTCTGTAAGAGAAGCCTTATACAACTTAACTTTCTCTTCAAAATGATAATCAAGTTTAGGTTGGTCCATTATTACTGCCTGTATATAACTCCATGAATATTTCCATAGCAAAGCCCAGTCCTTGATTATCATCAATCCTCCGAATAGTCTTAAATCCCCTCTGAATTGGGGGAAATCTTTTTGGATAGATCCTCGTGAGCCGATTTTGCATCGAGAGATAATTTCATGGCATCCTTCTTGCTTAATGTCGCTGTCGTATCTATCAAGAACGCTAAACGGATTGTATTTGTAAAAAAATCACTTACATTAGCCCCCTCCACGATGGCTTCTATCAACGGAGTTAGTTCCTTATGGTCATAGTGCCTGCTTAACCACCAAGCGTATATACGTCTTGCAAAAGGAATTATCTCAAAAAACCAATAGTTATTCAATACTCCTGCCGCTGCAACTTTGTACGGAATAGATGCGTCATTTTTCATAATTGCAATCATTTCCTTTTTCGCTGTATCGGGGTTGATAATATCACGTATCAACAGCTTGTCTACAATATAATCGTATGCACCCAGTCTAAGACCACGCACCTTAAATTTCTTATTGCCAACCATAACCTCTTTGTATTTATGAGTGGCAAACTTCTGCATCTTTATCTGATCATCTAAGTCAGGTTGTTTCCAGTTGAATATTCCCATTTTTCTTAAACTAACTTGAACGGTTTAATCATTAATTTTCCTTTCACATCTACCTTCGATATGTTCTTTGGAGTATTTGTATAAACGAATACCCTTGTATATTTAGACGATACAATATCAAGTTTGGCATCGTCAATCAAAGAAACGTGTACTATGCTGTTATCAAGCGCAACAAGGCTTACATGGCTGTTATCCTTGACATACATCTCTCCTATACCGAAATCGTTGAATGTGACAACACAATCACACGAGCCGTTAAAAATAGACCATTTAGGATTGCTTATGAAAAGGTTGGTATCATCAACGAAGATATTAAACTTCTCCCTAACTCCTGCAAATTCCTTCTTGATTATTTCATTTGACGGGTATCTGTTAAATAGGCAGAAGTCAATGCCTCTGATATATTTCTCGCATAATTCATATTTATCCAGGTTTCCCCATTCATTTGTCCATTCCTTACACAGCCCAAGACTTATAGCCTTTTGCTTTAATTTATCAGACAATTCTTTATCGTTCATTATATTTCTTTTTATCACAAAAATACAATAAAAGTTAATATCAATAAAATAGAAACAGTTAAAAAACAATAAAGCCGGACGAAAACGCCCGGCTAATTTATAACTCATCTGTATCAACCAATAGAACTTGAATTGTCAAGTTCGAGAACCATCATGGTTTTCAGATACTGAGTATTAACTTCCAATGCTGTTACAGTAACGGAGAAACCAAGGTATCCTGCGTTACTTGGAGCACCTGTGAAGCTGACAGCCCATGATGCCTTCGGGAAGAAGATCATACGGTCACCAGTACCGTTGATAATACCGATAGGACGTACAAACTGCTTGAATGAGCTTGCACCAAACGCTTTCAGTTTCTGAGAAGTTCCCTTACCGAAAGCATCAACAGTGTCAGTTAAACTACTTAATTCCAACTCAGCCTTTGCTTCATTTCCTTGCGTAAAGAAAGCGAAAGCGGCTTTTGAAGTGGACATACCTGTAAAGGTAAATGCCATAGTACCCGGTGTGATATTCTGGAATACGGTAGCACCCTGCTCGTTCTTTGTTTCAGAAGTGTCAGCGTCAGTACCAGCGGATTCCGTAGTACCAGATTCAATATTGGGAAGAATCTTCGGATTCTTAAAACTTGAATATTGAGTTTCATCGGTAATCTCAATCGCATCAAATGTCAAAGCAGCCGACTGCCCGTTCAAGTAAGCAGGGCTGGTGTCTAAATTTACTCGTGCCATTCTATTTTCTGTATTTAAAAAGTTATTGTTAATTGTTGAGAGCGTATCTACCGATGCGCCTCCACTGTTTTTTCTCACGTTTTTCATGCAGCTAATCCTTTGAAATATCAACATTCAACAGGACGGACATATAATAGAACCCAACCCCGTCAAACATTGGTGGTAAAACATTAAATATCTCGAAATGAAGCTGCACAGTCTTTTGCGGGAACAGTTCTACCATTTTCTCACTCAACGCATCCATGACAGACGGATATACGTTCCCGGGCAATGCCCTTACAAACAGAGTAACCGTAGCCATTGTTTCGCCTTTCCCGAAGTGACCGTAAGGGCCGCTCTCGGTATTGCTGACAATTCTTGTATTGTTGTTTACGACAATAAAACTAGTTACCTTATCATCAACACTTGCAGGACGCTGCACCTTATATACATCGTCAGCAATCTTCTTGTCCAATACAATATTGTACAAGGTGGTATTTATTGTTGAAGGATTAAAGTAGCCCATAACTTCACTTAAAATATTTGTTTAACATATTAGCTGCAATTTTCTTAAAAACCACAGTATATTTCCCTCCTTTTAAATCTGTCTTTGTTTTAAGCCAAGAATCCGTAAGGACATTTAGTAAATGGTAATTCTCTACATACTTTGCATAAAACATGACAGCAGCAACAACTAGTTCATATTTATCTGAGCCATCGGATTTGTAACTGTTGAAGAAATCTTCGGCAAGTTCACGCCCCCAATACTCTACATTGTTACGTTTCCTAGGCTCATTTGCAACTTTCGTTGCATTTGCCCACACAATCTTCTTTAGGACCCCATCTTTGTAAATGCCACATCCATAACTATCTTCAAGATTGAAAGTTTGGTTGGTAAAGCCCTCCAAGTCTTTTATATCATCCATGATATTCGTAGCAATATACTCCATGAACTGCATGATAGAAGCATCCAAGGCAAGCTGGACATTACTACCAAACTCTTTCAATACTTTATCGTTGTTATTTGCCTGCATTTTTTGTACTTGTTTTTCTTGTTACTGGTTTACTCAGTTTCTCAATCTGCTTTTTTAGCAAATCTCGATCATCTTTAGCGCATTTCAGTTCTGTTTTAATATCATTCAGTTCATTGTAAAGCTCCTGTATCTTCTGATAAGCATTGTGGAGAGATTGCTGATAACTCAAAATTTCCTCTTGCGCCTTCTTCAACTGAGCACCCTGAATAGCAAACCCCTTTTCAAGATTGTCCAAGGTAGAAGAATCAATTTCAGTTTCCATCTTTTCCTTCTTCTGCTTAAACATTAACATTGAAGTTAGAAGGGTTATGCCATTTGTACCCAACAAAGCAAGTATTATTTCCGTCCAATTGATTGTCATAGTATTCTAGTTTTCTATTTGGTTAAAGTATATCACCGTACCAAATTCCATATTGTTAAATGGAGGTTTCTTTATCTCACGCCAACTATTGCTGTTGTCCGAAAACGGATGGTTGAAATTCTGCCAATCCAACAGACACCCGGAAGGTATGGTTACATCGTTATCTTCTAGGTAGGCGGCATATTCGGATTTGTCAACATCATTCGTTTCCGAACCTGTGTCCTTTTCCTGTATGTTTGCCCTTCCTTCGTATATCATCTCCCAATATGGGGTAGTCTGATATTTATCCGAACTGTTCTTGTTCTGGTAAATTCTAACCATATCAGGAAACATATCCTCACCTAAAATACTCTTTCCCATACTACCATCTTAATCTAGTTATTTCAACATCTGTTCCAACATCCAAATTCAAACCCCATTTGGCGTATAAATCCTTTGCGCGTTGCTCCAATCTTTTCTTGTCATTGATAGAAATAGTCTTGCTTGTGTCAGTAATTGACCAGTTTCCGGCTTTCTTTGTCTTTCCCTGTATCGTTGAAGGGGCAGTACAAACAATGAGCAACAAATCAGCATAAGCCAAATCCTTCTTCATCTCAGACGTTTCACGGCTATCATCAGACAAACGGAATCCCCATTTCTGGGCAACACTGATATACGATGTGTTTTTCAACTCATAGTCAATCTGTGCTTTCAGATATTCACGCATAGACATATAGAAATATGCTTCTACCTTCATGTTACCCTTTGCTGTTATCTGAGGGGTAACTTGAATAGTGAACGGATTATCCGAAACTTTCAGTCTATCCTCCGGCTTCAATGTTTCATTGTCGGCAATAAGCCAGTATCCGAACTCTACACTTTCTTCGGGAATAGCTTGGAGCGTGAGAGTATCTCCAATGAAATACTCCCCTGCGCCCTTTGCTGTGCCTTCGCCATTTATATCAATAATAACCTTCATGGTTCAACTTTTTACAATCCCGTATTTGACTGTTCGTCAACCTTCATGATGATAAGGTTGTTCGGATTCTTCATCACAGGACACGCCCACAATTCACCTGAACTCTTCTCAGCATACGGTTCAGAAGAATACTGATGCAAGAACGCGATACGTCCGCCTTCCAAAGAAGAAATACGTACAGCCGGGTTGGTATCCTGCAAATACATTGACGGTGAGTTCTTGATACGGAAGAACTGACCGCTCTGAACAAGAACAACGGTGTTCTTTTCAAAAGACGGTTCGGCTTCCTCAATCACGCCAAGTTTGTTCCATTTTGATTTTTCCTCAATAGGGATAATCACAGGAATAGAGAATACCTTCATCAGCACATCAACAATCTCCTGATTGTTCATAGGATAGATTGTAGTAGATGCTGCGGCAGGAACAAGACGAGCCTGTACTGCTGCTGTCACTTTCGGGTGTATCAGGAAGTTGTCATACAAATCCTTGGGCATTTCAAAGTGGTCGTATGGTACACCGTCATTGTCGGCAATCTTACACATTCTTTGAAGGTCTTTAATAGGATCTGCATTCTCGTTCGGTGTCCAGGCAGTATCGCTAAACCATTTCTGCTTCAACGCTTTCAACTTGTGTTTTGCAGGAACACGATAGTCAATCTGAACAGGAATTGAGTTGGTACCACTAGCTGTATAGTTAAGCATACCTGTAGAAAGAGCCTGATAAACCATACAGTTCAACTCGGTATGGAAACCTTGGATACATGCTTCCATCTTTGTGTACCACTTCTCACGGATCTTGTCAAGCAATGCACCTTGCGGAATGTCAAGTTCATAGAACTCCTGAATATCGGTTTCCATAAACTGAATGGCGTGACCCATCTTCGGAATACGGCCCGAATACCATTCAAATCCCGTAGTGTCCATAATAGGCTTTTCAGCCAAAGGAGCCAGCATTACAGGACGGGTAGCCTGTGTGTATTCGTCAACCATGACATTCCATGATTTACTCATCTGAGGAACATCCCAATCTCCGTAGCTTCTCCAGTTTTCGTTATCAAATTTCTGATTGGCATAATCCATAAGTTCCTGCATCTCCCCAGAGAAATGCCAATCATAGAAACTAAATGTCGATCTTTGCATAAAACGAAAAAATTTAATTAGTTATACAATGTGTAACGGAAAACGCAAGGATATGATTCATCATCCTTCATCGCCTTTTTGATTGCCGAAGCTACGGGCGGAATGCGTTTTTCCAAAATCTCACTTGTCACCATCCATGCACCGTTGAAAGGATAAAGAGTAGCACCTGGAATGGTGTCAACATCATAAGGCAGGATAGCATTGGGAATAACCTTGATTTTTGCGCTAGCACCAGCCTGTGTAACTTCAACCAAAATATCGGTCAATTCCAATTTACCTGCATCCGCGGACAATGTAAGGATGTCATATTCGTCATGAGACGAATCAATAGCGTTAATGGTATAACCAGTTGTAGTACCTGCGGCAGTAGTAGGTGCTTTACCGACAACCATGCCAACCTTGGCAACTGTATTACCCATGATTTTTTCAACTTTTACCGTAGCACCAGAATCCGATTTCTCGTACATTCTGAATGAATAGTGAATGTCACCGCCATTCTGCTTTGAGGAATCACATTTAATCATGGTACCAGCCGGAAGTTTGTTCCCAACTGTAGGCATACGTTCTACTGGAACGTTACATCCTACCAACAGTACGTGCAAAGACGTATCATTAGAAAAGATATGTCTTGCGCCACCAATCTTACTATAACTTGTTGCAAGAACTCCTGCTTTCATAATTAAAAAAACTATTTGTTAATTTTACTGTAATATCGGCTGACAATGTTGTTTTCCTTGCTAGCCTTATCTTCTTCTCTCTTTCTATCTATGAATGACTTTACATCGCTAGAACCACCCTTGTCAGAGATAAAAGGATTAATGCCATCCTTTGTGTATTTAGTACACGTTTCATTGTACTTTCCCTGTATTTTCAGAAGAATGCTTGTATCTTCCTCTTCGGGCGAAATCTGAATGTTCTCAAAAATGATGTTGCGCAACAACTCGTTAGGCATACCCGCTTCCGGGCGTTTAATCAAATCAGACAGCTTCTTGCGCTTTTCAGTTACAATCTGCTTCTGCTTTTCCTCCTGCTCTTTAGCTTCAAACTCTTTCTTGAACTTTTCAAACTCTTCAAGTTTAGCCTTGACATCATCGGGCAACTCAAACGGTTTCGGTTCGGGTGCTGGTGTCGGTGTCGGTTGTGGTTGCGGTGCTGGTGTCGGTTGTGGTGCAGGATGTGATTTTTCCCATTCCTTTTTCAAGTTGGATATCTCCTGTTCCTTGATTGTATCCCACTCTTTGCGCTTATCAGACGCAAACGCTCTTACCTGACCTGCCACAGTGTTCTTTAAATGATTCACAACACTTTCATTCCAGAACTTTTCCGCATTTTCCTGCGGTGCGAACGCTGAGAACTCATTAATTGTCTGTTCGATTGTACGATCTGTAATAACGGAGCTACTTTCTCCCAACGCATTCTTGATACCTTCAAAAATGACTTTTACATTTTCATCCATATACTATTTATTTTTTTATGTGATTCATGCACAAGACCTTTGCGCACAGTAAGTACCTCTTACCGATGCAAATGTAGTTAAAAAATGTGCATAAGCAAAAAAAATATTTAAAAAAATATTATATTTGCGGGATACATAGAAAACGATGGAAGAAATTGACTTAAAATACCGAGGATTAAAGACTAAGGATGTTGTCAAATCGCTGAAACGATATGGCAAAAGGGGAATCATACCATATAAAAGCCTTGATTTCGTCCAAAGATATATAGAGGACAGAAGAAGCAAGGGGTACAAGGTAAATATGCTTGCCCCACAGAAAGGTTCACAGGAGGCATTTCTAAGAAACAGGGCAGGGATAAAGATACTTCACGGGAATCGTGGGGGAGGAAAATCCGTATGCCTTGGGATGGATATACTGAGTTCATGCAACCACCCGTCATTTTCCGCACTTGTTTTCCGTAAAGACAAGACATCCGCAGAAAAAGCGGATGGTATCTTGAAAGTGGTTTCAAAAATGGTTGAACCTTATGGAGAATATATAGACTCTAAACGTCTTTCAAGATTGGATGCAGGTGGAGAAATACGATACGATTATTTCGGAGATGCATGCATATCAGGAGAAAAGGGTATAAATGATTTTAAAGATAGACAACAAGGAGGTAATGTTGTTAAAGTAGTTGTAGACGAATGCTCACAGGCTACAGAACCGATTGTAAACTATCTTCAAACAGTATTGCGTTCCTCCTCTGGACTTAGGACAAGTTTCTCAGGAGCTTGTAATCCAAACCCGTATAGTGACTATTGGAGAGAATTGGTATCATGGTGGGTAGATGATGATGGGATAGCTATACCAGAACGTTCAGGTAAAGTAAGATATTTTTTTCAATATGGAGACACAATACATGAAACAGCATGGGGTGACAGCCCACAGGAAGTATTTGCTCAAGCAAAAGATTATATTATCGCAAGATTCGGTAAAAATACCAAAATTGATGAAACAAACTGCAAAAGATACATCAAAAATATAACCTTTATAGCTTCCGGACTTGAGGATAACAAGATTCTCATGAGTTCCAATCCTGATTATCAGAAAAATCTTGGAGGTACAGCCCAGGAAGTATCCATAAATGCATTGGGATCATGGAAACTGATAAAAGGAGGGAACGAATGGATAACGAGAGACGAGATGGAGGAAATGTTCTCATCGCAGCCCGTGTTTGACGATTACTTTGAATGTGCTACACTAGATATAGCATACGGTCTTGGTGACGTTTGTGTAATGGGGCACTTCATAGGACATCACTTACAAGACCTAGAATGGTCAAACACATTAAAGCCTAGGGATTTGAACCGATGGGTAAGAAACAATCTACGAAAATGGGGAATCGGTGAAAACAGACTGGCATTTGACGGTCTTGGAGCACCTACATTCCGTGACGCATTCCCCGAAAGTCTGGCAATACTTAGAGGTGTTCCGAAAAGACTAGACAAAAGCAAGGATGACCAGCCTGTAAGATTCTATTTCGATCTTAGGGCACAGCTTGCCGATGAGATGGTAACACGTATAAAAGGAACAAACCTAGGATATTGCGGATTCAGTATAAACCCGGAACTTCTCGAAAAACCTTATGTGAACAAAACAATACGGGAAGCACTGATGGACCAGAGAAGAGCAATAAGACGTGACGTGGAAAGGGAAAACGGGAAACTAAGACTGCTGAAAAAACAGGAAGCAAAAAAGATTGTAGGATGCTCGCCCGACTTGATAGAAGGAACATTTTTATACAGGACATATTTTGATATATGCGATGTAATGATTGACATACCTAACGATATAATGGATGAATTAAAATATTTATAATTACCTATGGAAATTTTAAAATTAGACGTTTTATTACGAAAAGAACCGTTCAAAGTGGCACTTCCGTCAAGATGTGACGATGGGAGAGGTGGAGGAACAAAGAAAAAACCAAGACGCTCCACTTTGATATACAAATATATGTCACAAGATGATTTTCTAGCGCAATGGGATACATCAGGACATTATATACACAACAGACCCGACTGGAAAGACAGTATCCCGTCAGACGAGGATGCCACATCATCGGATGATGAAAGCGCGAATGTAGGTGCTCAGAAAAGAAAAAAGAAATTGGCATCAACTCCATACGTACTGCAAAGACGAGCATTTCCTCTTCAAAGGATGATACATAAGAAAAGGGTATCACACCTGTGTACCAATCCTCTTAAATTCCAGATAAAGAAAAGCGCGTCAAACCAGCAGAACAGGGATAAGCTGACAACATACAAGGAATACTGGACTGATTCTCTCATGGAAACAGCCAAGTTTGAACTTATAAGCGAAGCCGGAAAGGTAGGGGATGCTGCCATATATATATATAAGGATAAGGACGAGATAAAATACAGGTCTTTCAGCTACTCAAAAGGAGATATACTGTATGAACATAAAAACAGAAGAGGGGAAAGAATAGCTTTCGCAAGGGAATATACAACCACATACATATCGGCTGACGGAGAAGAACATACAGACACACTTGTCGATGTATGGACTAAAGATGAGTTTTACACGCTTGATTCCAACGGAGATATAGCAACGGATATTGACGAAAACGGAAATATCATACAACTGCATCAATTCCATAACCTTGGATTTATACCTGTGGTATATCTACGGCTTGAACTTCCATTTTGGGGGGCAGTACAGGACTTGATAGACGATTTCGAGTTCTTAATGTCCATGATAGGAGAATACAACACACGACAGGCGTTCCAAATGCTACTTATCAAGACAAACGGAAGAATAAACATTCAAAGAAACGGATTGGGAGGAACTTCTATTTTACGTGTAGGAGCAGAAGATGATGCACAGTTCATGGGTAAAATGGACGCTTCAAACTCACTGTTCACCGAAATAGATAACATATACAACGGGATACTTGACGGAAGCGGTGTCGTTCCGCCAATGCAATCATCGTCAGGTGACAGACCTACTGGAACAACGGCAATGTATTACGAGCCGGAAATGGAATGGGCGAGAAGTGATGCACAAATGATGAATACAGCCATAAATGACATGGCAAATATATTCAAATACTATGTAGGAGTAATGGAAGGTGACGCAACAGGTTATAACGCTCTAAGAATAAACGCTACCATAGAGCCATACTCATACATAGATTTCTCTGAATGGAACAACACAATCGTTCAGCTTGTAAACGCCCGAATAATATCATTACAGACAGCAAGAGAGGAATGCGATTTCGCTGCAAATAATGAAGATGATAGAATGGACGAACAAGACAGAAGATTAAATGATATGGAAGCTAGGGTGATAGAAGAAGAAAACAACGAAAACAACGAAAACAACGAAAACAGCTAAACTATGGGAAAATTTACAAACTTACTAAGAAAAATGAGAAGGGCATTGGACTATATATGCCTTAACAATTTGAGAGTTGACGGAATGGAGCACCTCATTGCAGGAATACTTGTAGTAAGCATGGCGCAATGGTTTTTCTCCATATGGACAGCAATAGCACTAACCTTGTTTATTCTTGTAGGAAAAGAAATAATATACGATAAGTGGCTTAGACAAGGAGTGCCCGAATGGAGAGATGTATTCTGGGGAGTAGTAGGTATGGTGCTTGGATTAATGTAAAAAAACAAGGGTGTTACGGAAGTAATACCCTTGCCTAATACCTACCTATTTTTAATGGTATTAAGGAACAAATTGACACCATTACAAATCGTTATGGTATTAATTGTGTCAAAATTTATATCATTTAATTTGGAAAAACAGCTATGGAATACCACCAAAAATACAAAGGATTATCTATTGCAGACTATTTCGTAAAAAAGTGCATAGAGCAAAACATACCCGTGACAAATATGTCTATTCTGAACATGATTTACTTTGCTCATGGATTTTCTTATGCAATAAGGCATGAACCATTAATCAAAGATTCATTTTTGGCATGGCAATGGGGGACAGTAGAAAAAAACACGTATGATTGTTTCAAAAAATATGGAGCAGGTCCTATAACATCCATTTCGGGAGAAACTAATGATGATATTGTAAAAATAGAAAAAGATAAAGAACTATGTGACTTCTTAGACAGATTTATCCCATTAGCGAAAGTGAACCCGTTTACCTTAAACAAAAGAACGCATATTGAAAATGGTCCGTGGGATGCAACCACAGTTTATCAATATATAGATGAAAAAGTAATACAGGTATATTTTTGCGCTAAGTATGGGAATGAAACGAAGTAATTGTACAACATTAAAAGCCTAAGCGAACTAGCCAAATAGGTTGCTCATAACAATGAGAGCATCAACCGCTTTATCTATATTAAACTTCCTCTGCTCCATTATATAATCTCCTGATTCTTTTATGGCAACATACGAGAAGTCTTTGTTTCCTACACTCATTGTTGCAATATTTCGTTCTTTAAACTCAAAGGAAATAGTGCCATTAGGTGACGGAAATACATTCCACAACCGAAGAATAGAATCAGGGGTATCCATTGCTATTTTACGGGCATTTAAGTATGAATCTCGTTTATGGGAAAGGCATTGCAACCATCCCAACCCTCTTTGTTCAATTTACAGAAGAAATTAGAAAGTTTTCCTAGCATCTTTTCTTTTTCAGAAGGAATCAACAACGGAAAAAAATAACCATGATAATCCTCAACTGTTCTTGTAATCATTCTAAGCGTATCTTTATCTTTCAAAAAACGTTCTTTTTCTGATACAGTTAATTCTTGTGGAACTTCATATAAATATACTTTATAAGATCTAGGAAAAACATGACCCAAAAGACATTTTTTAGGAACATCATCATTAAACAATGGATAATCATGACTAACTAAATATTGTTCATAACACATGAATAAAATATTTTGCATCTGGATTTTATTCAAAATAACATTATACTTATGATATATAAGCCACGCTATCAACTTACAGTAATCTAAACTGGTTAATTCTTTCATATATATGTATATCACAAATAAGTTGGCGTAGATGCTTCAAAAAGTTGATTAAACACTGTTTGATACTTACTTACTGCATTCTTATCATTAAAATTACACCTTGCTTTTCTTGTATTTGTATCATATTCAACTCGATACATTCTTCCATCTGCTATGCAAAAATGCACACTGTTTTCTCCAATCTTTACTTCTCCTTTTCTATTTTTTCTCAACTCTATTTTTGAATAATATTGTTTTAGTATATCTCTTAGACAATTACAAGAATTAATTTCATCATAATCTTTTAATACAATACGTAGATTTGTTCCTTCTTTGCTCAAAAATTTTCGTAATGATTCTATATATGACGAAGAAACTGTAACATCATTTTTATTAGAAAAAATGTCTTGTGCATACAAACAAATATTTCTTTCTGCGGTTTTGAATATGTTGTCAAAAATAACAATAGCATATTCATTACCACTATTGGATAAAACATTATTAATTTTATAGTCTGCAAAATACTCAATAGCATCCTTATAATCAATAATATTGCCTAAATTTAATTCTTTCATATCTCCATTTTATAAAAGCAAGGAGCGACAAAAACATCGCTCCCGTAACTCCTTCAACACATGGTTGATGAGATAACACACTACTTAATCGTAACCCAAACCTGTTCACCACGCTTTATTGCATCATCAATCAATTTGTTCAATTTGTCAGAAGTATAGCGTGATTCGGTAAGTCTGCCTTTTGATGTATTGTTACCAACAAGGATACACCCAGCAGAATCCTTTGCTGTATTCCCAGCGTGAAAAAGAATACCCTCAAAATGAGGCACATTCAACAGCCTTGGCATATTACGTCCAAATTTTGGTGACCAGTTGTATATAACCTGGTATCTACCGTAAGGGATAGCAGATTCAGCATAAACTTTCTTCTCGTTTCCATCAAACACTCCGTTCTTATTCACGTCAACAACACGATCTTCAAGCGTATTACTGAAAAACTCACCATCAATATACAAACGCCCTATAGTATAATCAGGCTTGCACCATTTTCTTTCTACCAATAGTTCCATAGTTAAAATGTATTTAGTTTTACAAAGTTACAAAATAAACACGTACATTTGCACACATAATAAAACATTTTATAAAGCATATACAAAAATGTATAAATCAAGACAAATATCAGATTGGATAATAAATAAGACACATGGCGATATAACACATTCAAAATTACATAAATTGTTATATTATTGCCAAGCATGGCATTATACAGTTTTTAATGAAGTTTTATTTGATGAGAGAATTGAAGCATGGGCGCATGGACCTGTTGTACCATCCCAATTCAACAGATTTAATAACATAGATTTTTTCCAAAACATAAAAGTAAAAGACTGTAAACACATTAAGCTGAAAAGTAAAACAGAACAATTATTAAACGAAGTTGTTGGAATATACAATAAATGCACTGATGACCACCTTGAATTATTAGTAAAAAGAGAAGATCCTTGGAAGAAAACAAGAGGGAATATACCAGAGTTTAAAAAATGCCGAAAAGAGATAAAATTGGACACAATAAAAAAATATTATATAAATCTAAATTAATATGATTATGCAAAATGATGATTTCAAATTCTTTCTAGAAAATCACGATGTGCTATTAAAAAAGGTATTACAAAACAATTAACACTATTTATATATTTTATCATTGCAAATATACCATATTTTCTGTTACTTTGCACCACATAAATGAACCATTACGATGTTTTTACTTTGGCAACAGGCAGATGCGAATCTTTACTGTTGCCTTTTTTAATTATGGCGAATTCGCCATAATTAAAATTACATATAAACGCACAATATATGATTTGCACAATGACACCAAATGAAATAAAAGAATTCCGTAATTATATGCGTAAATGTATATCTATGAATTTTACGCTTGAAGAAAAAGAATGTATAGCTAAGAAGAAAAAGGAGATAAAAGAAGCAGGAGAAGCTATAAGAAGAAACAATGGAGGGAAAAATCCAATACTAGGATTTTTATTTATATTAATTTGTATGGTAAATTAAAGTCTAATACATACCTTTGCACTATGGACAACGAAAGAGAAATATTATTCAAACTTGACGCTATAATACAGAACCAAAAGGTTTTGTATGAGAATCAAATTGTCATATTTCAAACTCTAGCATCAATCGGACAAAAGGTTTACAGCCAAAGCGATTTCAAGAGTTTGATGATAAACATGGTAGCAAATGGAATAACAGAAAGGGCAGAAGCCAATGATCAACAAAGAAGAAACATCTAAGATTGCAGACTATTACTTCCAGGTAAAAAGACTTGCAAACGGTATAAAATCGTCAACCAGAGAGCGTGCGGAGAAGTTCTCTAAAGATCTTCTAGCCGTATTCCTTTTGGCAGGGGCTAAATCGTTCAAGTCAATATCAAAACTCCCGGATAGCCAAAAAGAAAAAGTGCTAGAACTGACCAAAAAGTTTCGTGAGGATATATATAACGACATATACCAATATGTACTGGAAAGCAATAAACTATCACTAGAACTAAACGATGATCTTGGATGGGAGTATATTTCAATGACGGACAACGGCATTAAGGAATATATGGAAAGGACATACGGTGGAGAAACGACAAAGCAGAGAATAAACACAAATACAAACAGATTCCGCGCTGTTGTTGAAGTATATCTCGCCAATACATTACTGTCAATAAAAACGAACAATATAGAGAAAATAACGGATGAGGTTCAAAAGAAGATATGGAACAACATATCATCACCATATAACGTATCATTTATTCCGCCAAGCAAACAGAAACACTATGGGAGAGGATATGCTACAAACGGTATAAGCCAGTTGTATGTTATAGAACAGCAGATGATTCTAGGAATTTTCAATGAAGCAAATTACAACTCATGGAAAAACATTCCAAATTTCAAGGGATGGAGGACAGCCGTTACGTCTAAAAACCCATGCCAGTTCTGCATTGACGAACAATATAGAATACACACAGACAGACCTAAGCTGCCGTTCCATGCCCATTGCTTGTGTATATTATATCCAGTGTTTAATGCATAATAACTTGATAATCAACATACCATTGAGTAACATTACCATAAGACGGTGGATTTCCAGCATCAACCACATCATTACGAGTAAATGATTTAGGAATATTTGTGCACGAAGGCATCAATATATTACCTGACCATTGACCTGTATAAGATCCATCTTTCGCTCTCCATCTATATCTAGCGTATGGTCTGCCTGATGAAGCAACGTAATCACTAGAAGTGTTATTTGTAATGTTCAATCTGCATTTAGAAGAAGTAGAGCCATTTGTCAACTGTCCGTAAACAGAGAATCCAGAAGCGTTGGCTGTTGTATCTCCAAGTGTAATAGAAAGACTTTGTGTAACCACTATCGGCTTACGAATAAATCCGTCAGATGTAGTAGGGATTAAGCATAATACATTTCCACTGTAATCACAAAAATAACCCTTAAGATAAATATATGTATCCCCCATAGATATGAGATTATTGCGATTAAGGGTAATTGAAATTTTTCCTGTACTATCAATACTACTTACAACGAAAACCCCAGAATCCACCAACTTCTTTAATTGATTATATACTTCCACCTTTATCTTCATATTAGACCAAGTAAATCCCCCAAGTATTTTACCCCAATTATACCTAGAATCAGCCCAATATGGTGAAATTGTAAGTACAAACGTTGTCTTTGTAGCATCTACAGGATTAGTTAGAATATCTTTATCTATTGTAAGAGGTTTAGCCCCATGATCGTATCCATCAAAATCAGTAAGCCTATACCATGTTTTAGGTCTATCATATACTAATTTCTTAGGTAATTATATACATTCATACACGTACATATTGACGCTTCACCGCCCCGACTACCGCCGACCACTCCACGTCCTCAACCCCTTCTACCAAAGGTGATATTAGTCCGAACCGTTTGATGTTTACCGAAGCGAGAATGTCACGATCATTGTGCCTTCCGCATTTCGGGCAAACCCATTCACGGTCACTGAGTTTCAATTCACTATTAACGTATCCGCATATACACGTCTTGGAACTTGCTTCAAAACGTCCGATACGTATAAGGTTGCGTCCATACCATTCGCACTTGTATTCAAGCTGTCGGAAAAACTCGCTCCATGAAACGGATGATATGGATTTTGCAAGACGGTGGTTTTTCAACATACCCTTTACATTCAAATCCTCAATGATTATCGTTTGGTTTTCACGGACAATCTTTGATGTGACTTGATGCAGGAAGTTGTTGCGTTGGTTGGAAACCTTCTCATACTGTCTTGCCAGGATTTTTCTTGCCCGTTCTCTTCGGTTGGAGCCTTTCTTTGTCTTTGAGAATCTTCTTTGCAACACCTTTAGCCTTGCTTCAGATTTCTCAAGATATTTGGGATTGGAATACACATCACCGTTCGAACAAACTGCAAAATCCTTTATACCGACATCTATACCGATAGACGTATCATATCTGACAGCAGGCTTTACAGGTATTTCCTTTCCATCGTCAACAAGGACAGAAATGAAATATTTACCTGTTGGTGTCTTGCTTACCGTGGCAGAACATACTTTACCATCAAACTTCCTGTTTGGAAAGAATTTAACCCATCCGATCTTTGGAAGTCTTACCTTGTTGTTGTCAAGGTCAACAGACACCGAATTTATAGCCTTGTATGACTGTCGGCTGTAATGCTTCGCCTTGAAATTTGGGAAGCCTGCCTTTTCACGGAAAAACTTCACGAACGCGCTGTCCATATTTCTTATGGATTGTTGCAGGCACTCGTTTGATACTTCCGAAAGCCATTCCTTCCCATCTTCCTTTTTAAGTTCTGTAAGCATCTTAGCCAGTTCAACCCATCCTATCTTCGTCTTGTCACGCTGATACGCTTCTATACGTTTGCCGAGCATATAGTTATACACAAACCTACAACACCCGAAAGATTTATTGAAGAAAACAATCTGCTCAGGAGTAGGATTAAGTCTATATTTATATGCTCGTTTCATATTGCAAATATAACTATAAATTAAATTATGGCATAAATAATTCAGTTAAATAGTGTTTAATTAGTTATAAATGCCATTTCTTATTTACAGAATCATAAATTATACCAGGTAAACTAGCGTTGTCAAATGAAGGGCTAGACGCTTCTTTGGGTTTTATATAACTCCACATATTAATTTTTTCGCTAAGACAAGCATACCCTAAATCATAACCGTTACTAGTAGGACCGATACCTAAGGTAGGATATACATCACTATCCAACCCTACAGGTGCGGTGATTTTACCGTTAGAGTGACCCATAATCACCCCCTTCCTCTATAACGGTATAAGAACCTTTACAAACAACAATGCCATTACAACTGATACTACGACAATGAATATCGCCATCAATTATAACAGCATCAGAAATATCATAATCACTAGGAAGTTCCCCACCACATAGTGTTATAACTTCGACTGCCCCTGTGCAGCTAGACTGCCCCTGTGCAGCTAGACTGCCCCTGTGCAGCTAGACTGCCCCTGTGCAGCTAGACTGCCCCTGTGCTCCCTC